TTTTCTTTTTTTTTTTTATTTTTTCTTCAGTTTAAAATCTTTTACTGCCTGTTCTTTTTTAGGCCCAAATGAACCGTCGGTATGATTTTTTGGATCTTTTTTGATCAAAATGTTCTGTAGATCAGCAATATAGGGTGATTTATCACCTTTTTTGGCCATAACAATTATCGGCATGACGATTGGTTCAGGTTTAGGAAGTTCTGGTTCAGGCTGATTAACAAATGTAATATTTTTTGGAATAATCTCTTTACATCTAGCAAAATATCTTTTGCGGTCATCTAGACCATTGAAACCGCCATTAATTCTCTTTGTGATGCCCATTATGTCGTTAGCATCGGCTAGAGCATTTAGATTACGAGATTTCCAATATTCTAGAGCAGTCAGTACTGATACCTCAGGCGATTCGGCTAATTCTGGATTACCTTCTAAGTCAAGACCAAGCTTCTTACTCATCTCGCGGTAGTTTGCACGACCGGTCAATTGAAAAATGCCGCGACCTTTATAACGTACACCGTCACCTGAATTAACATTACCTAAATCTTTACGACCTTCATAAGCTGCACCAGATGCATATTCTTCTAATGTTCTAAATGAAGCTGACTCATGTGCAGACTGTGATATAAAGTGGCTTACACGCCAAAAATTATTCACTTCATACTTAGCTAGATATTTATTAAGATATTTGACAAGAGGATCTACAATCTCATTCTTAGAGTTTGGTGCAATCTGCTTAATCATCTCTTTAGTAATCATTATTTTTTTCCTTTTATTTTATACAGAAGCAACCAGCTTGTTTAGGTAGCATGATTTTCATATGCTTAGAAAAGAGAGCCACCGTTACCATAGCGAACAAACATGCAGCAACCTGTTAGTTCGTCTTCTACGATGATTGGACCCTTGCAACTCTTTGCATATTCTCTTAGATCATGGTAAGCATCATCTTCATTAAGATATGTACGCCAATGCTTTCTCATTCTCTTTGCTTCTTTTAATGAATTGAATGTTGTGGATGAAACGATGAAAGTTGGTTTTCCAGCAAACTTACCTCTTCTAACCATAGGCATCATCTGTGCTGATCTACCGGGTTCACCCTTTGGCCCTACGCCAAGAGCAGCTACATTACCTGCGCCCGCACTATTCGCAGGCGCATCTTCTTCCATTCTTTTACCAGTATGTTTTTCATACGAATCTTTAGCTTTACTTCTAGCCTCTGCTTTATCCCAAGCAGTTCCTTCCCACTTGAAAGAATTATCTTCTGGATGTTCGTAGTAGAAATGATTTTTATTGCCTATCTTGGTCTTCAGAAAGTTTTTTAATGCGAAGTTATCTTTTTTCATTCTTTTATCCTTGACTTTCTCTTGACAACCATGTATAAAGGCTATGCCCTGTATGAAATGAATACCTTTATAGGTCCTTAAGTTTTCTACCAACTATCATATCGATACTAACATCTGAAGAGTTGATGTACTTTCCTTTGATTCCATTCAAATGCCTAGGCATGAAATTCAAGAATATTAGAAAAGTCTTTAGTATTGGATAGTCATTATCATCCATCTTATAGAACAACATTTTCACAGATGGTTCTACACCAAAAACATTGGAGAGGATAATAATGTGGTTAAGTATTAACCTCTCCTTAAGTTCACCTGTAGCTCTATATCGTTTAATCAATCTCTTGACATATTTTATACGCTTCAAGTCTTCTTCAAACTCAGATACGATAGCATTTGGTTTATCGTAGGCCTTCATAGCATAAAGCATAAAGTTGTCATCATTTAAATTTTCAATCATTATTTTTTGTCAGTCTTTTCCTTAGCTTTCTTATCAGCATAGTTTTGGAATTTAATAACACGATCTTTTGCTTTTATTCTAGCTGCTCTAGCATTTTCAGCGTCTTTTCTAGATTCAGGAGTTCTCTTCTTTTGAACTTCCGCTCTAGCATCTGTCTCAGCATCATATGTATCATAGTAATTCTTAGCTGCTTTGTCTATTGCTCTTCTTAGTGCCATTATACCTTTTTTGGTATTTGCAATTTCATCAAGAGCTTCTTCAGGTAGAAGACCTTTTGGTCCGCCAACTTTTCTACCATAACCTTGCCACTTTTTAGGATTCATTCTATCCTTCATGGCCTTTTGAGTGCCCCTAGGAATCATATTTTTCTTTGTCAGTTTCTTATCCAAGTATTGTCTTAGACCACCAGATAGAGAATCTTTGCCTGGCTTTGGTGTATTTCTGCCAAAATGATCGGCATATGCGTGATTCTCTGCACCTTTTTCAGCTTCTTTACCAAACTTACGTCTGATATGTTTTAGAATATCATCGGCTTTTGGATGATAATATCCAGGATCATCAGCAGCAGCATAAGCATCTGTAGCTGCTTTTTGTGAGACTTCATCAAGAGCTTCTTCCTTAACAGTCTTCAACATATCTTTTGCTGAATTATAAGTTCCTTTTCTCATAAAGAAAGCGCCAGCACCGTGATCATAATCACCGGTATCTATCTTTCTCTTACCTTGTGTAAGTCTAATGTATGATCCTTCACTATCGGGTTCTGTCGCTTTAACTTTATACTTAGTGCCTTTTTTAGCTTTCTTTGAAGCAATAGTTTTCTCATCAAGCTGCTCATTTTCTCCAATATACTTATTGCCTTTTCTACTAGGTTCCATGCCAGTGACAGCTTTCTTTTTATTCTTATTAGCTGCTTTTGTCCACCAAGCTTTCTTACTTGGTTTTCTCAATGATTTACTAATAGCAACATTATCTTCAGCATCTTGCTTGGCTCTGAAATCATAGACTTCTTTAGCAAGTTTTTTTATTCTCATTCTTCTAATATTATTGGCTTGATCTTCACGATCTCTATATGTTGGACGCTCGTTTTCGTCATCACCTTCTTCGCCCGGATTCTTAGCCAAATATCTTGCTTGCTTTTCTGCTCTTCTGGCAGTAGAACGTTTTATTTCGTTGATGTTTTCTTCTTGAACATTACCCTTATGTTCGTCTTTGTTGAGTAGATAGCTATTTTGTTGATCATTAGATACAACTTCAGAATTATCTTCTTCACCATCATCATCGCTTAGTTCGTCTTCAAAATCTGATAGAATTTCTTCTAGTTCATCATCATCAACAACTTCAGCATATATGTCGTATAGTCCAGCATCATTCATCTGATACTCAAAATATAGTGAGTATGGCGAATCTGATTTTGTAACAAATTTACCATCATTTGTCTGGCCGTACTTCTCACCAAACTGACTGATATTAAATACTTTATTACCACAATCTCCCTGCATAAACTGATGTGCAGGGAGAAAGATGTGATAATAAGAAAGCACTTTGCGTACTCTCTCAAGAGAAATATAAGGCGTAACAACAGGTCTTGCAGTAACACCGTTTAGAAGACTATTGATGTTATCTCTAACAGATTCGTCTTCAACACCAATAAATCCTTTGTCAGATAAAGCTTGTGGTACAACTTCTTCTGATAGATATTCCTTAAACTTTTTCATGTTAGCCCTATTTTCTCTCTAATATTAAATGCCGCCGAAGTATACGTTATCTCTTGGATCGTCGCCAGTGATTGAACCCATAGCTACGATTGTCTCATAGTTGACACGACCAGCACGACCACCTAGAGTAACAGCTAGAGTTGGCCAAACTGTATTTGTGCCATTTGTTCTAACATTAAGTGCAGTAGCATTAGTGAATCCTGTGCCACCATTGACAATAGTAATGGTATTAATGGTATTCAATGTTGAGTTAGAAGAATACGACTGTAGTGTATTCTGTGAGTTAGCGATAGTGAATGATGCATTGAATCCAGCACCTTGTCCAAGATAACTTGAATCTGTAATAAGTAGCCAACCATCAGCGTTGATACCTGTACCGCCATTAGTAATGGCAATACTTTTAACTGGGCCGGTTCCAATCTTCTGGCTAACCCAACCAGCGTGTGATGAGTGTGAACCGTCAAGCTGAGCCTGTGTGTTAGACTGCTCTGTTACGGATACGCCATACATGTTGCCGTAGTGATGATTTGTATTGGCTCTAGAACCGTTGATTGTTGATCTAGACCAAGCATTTGTTGTGTTTGCAAATAATGGCTTCTGATAGCCGTTTGCAGTGTCTTGATTTCCCCATAGAGGCATAGTTAGTACTCCTTTTAATCTTTCTTTTTATTTATCAATAATTTTATTGTTTACCAAACTGTTCAATCTCAGGCGTTATAGTAACTTTCTGACTTTTCTTCTTTGTGTCAGTATTACCTAAATCTTCTGTTTCTTCTTCGGCAATAGGTGAATTGTGATACTTTCCAGGATCTCTTGACTGATTTCCTCTAGCCTGATATGATCTTCTATCAGACGGTAATTTTGATACATTACCGACTGTCACTCTAGGATTATATCTAGATCCAACACCTTGCTGAGTAAAAGCGGCCGCTTCTGCCATTCTATGTGCATAGTCATTAGGCGAAGCATCTTTCTTATCATAAGGATCAGGAATATGAACAGGTTTGAACTGCTGCTGCTTCAAGTATAATTTTGATGAAGCTTGAGGATCTTGTTCTTCTAGCTTCTTTTTGCGGAGAGCTTTGATCATCTCCGCAAGTTGTTTGTTGTTCATTATTTTGGTCCGCCAAATGTTGGTGTTGGTTTTGTCGCAGCAGATTTTCTTCCTAGATTATTGATAGGAGATGTAGATGGTGTTGGTGCCGTCTTTGGACCACCAAAAGCAGTAGATGTTCCACTTGTGCTTGATGATGGACCTTCATTTCGGCCACCGCCGCCCATAGTTGTTCTTGGTGCTAATTGTACACCTTGAGCTTTAGCATCTACTTTTGGTGTAACATTACCTTGAGCTATGCGTGAGTTTGGATTAAGTTTAGCTGGTGTATTCATACCGTAAGGCTGTGCTGTAGATCCGGCTGGCTTTGCTAGACCAGAACTACTTACTTGAGCACCTTGAGCTTTTGCATCAATCTTAGGATTATTTACTCCACCACCAGACATGCTAACATTAGGTGAAACTGGTTTAGCAGTAAGCTTGTTTGTGCTATTACCTGCTATACCTGCAATACCTTGACCACCAGTCACAGATGTAGTTGTCTGTGTCTGTGCAGCAGGCGCAACAGTCTTTAACTTGCTAGCCGCCTGATACTTTTCTTGTGGTTTAACTTTTGTTCCTTTACCCTGAACATTAGTTTGGTATTCTTTACCTTTGTACTTGAACTTACCGCCAGCGCCAGATGCCTGCTGTCTAGCAGTTTTGAATGCATCTTTAAATGACATTTTATCATAATCTGGCTGAGTTGAAGTAGTTGTCTGAGCAAGTTTTGGCTTATCAGCAGCAGTTTGAGTTGCGGTTGTCGTTGCAGCAGTTGTTGGTGCTGGTGCATTATTAGACATTCTTCCCAAAGCAAGGCCTGCTGCGCCAGCGGCAACACCAGCAGCAGCTTTAGGATTCTTTGCAATTACATTATCAACTTTGTTAATTGCTTTACCGCCAGCAACTCTCATGTCTTTGGCAACTTGCATTGCTTTCTGCCTTAGACCAGAAGTTTTTGTTGCTGCGGCCGTATTAACACCGACTCTACTTGCTTGAGCATCTAATTTAGCTGCTTTACTAGCAGCGCCAGCAGGTGCATTTGGTCCTACGCGATTCCATGGACCTGCGCGTTCTGCTCTATTTAATCCAATACCAATTTTATTACCTGGTGTTCTTGCTACAGCAGGTACTCCAGTTGCAGTTGTTGCTTGTGGTTTTACGGTTGGTTCAACAGGTTTAGCTCCTTGAACAGGTCTACGCATAGCGTTGCCTCTTTTAGCTGCTAAATTAGATTTAAGAGCATCTGCTGCTTTTCTACCCATTGCTGTTTCAGCAGGAGTTGCAGACACGCTTGCAGCTTTAGATACGGCAGGTTTAGCAGCGGCAGTAGTTGCTGTAGCGGCAGGCTTAGCTGCCGCTGCGGCTACATTATCTGCACCTTTTTGAATTGTTTTCTTTGCAACATATTTTAGGCCGCCCTTAACGGCTCCTTTAGCTAGACCACCAACACCAGCTACAGTAGAGATATCATCAGCAGCAGCACCAACGGCAGTTGCAGTTGGATAATTTACTCCTGCTCTTGTTGACTTTTCTCTCTCTTGTTCTAGTTCTTTAGAGTATGAAGTACCTTTACCAAAACCAGCGTTTGCAGCAATATTTTTAGCTGCATAATCACCAGCCGCAGCTACATAATCACCGCCTAAACCCTGAGAAAATCGACGAAGACCAGCATCAACAGCACCAAGACCTTGCTTTATTCTTGTACCTATAGAACTTGGAGCTTCCTTAGGTTCTCTAGCAAGTCTTTGATTAGTTGCTATCATATCTTTTTTTACTTGTTGTTGCTTTTTTCTAGCAACTTCAGGTACGCCACCAAGTTCATTAAGTTGAACCGCCACAACCTGACTTTCATCAGAAGCGTTTCCGCTCAAATTATGGCGGCCATTAAAACCCTCGTTAACGTTCTTGTTCTTGGCTTTCCAAGCTGTAGCATATGCAATAGCTTTTTCTTTATCTGTCAAACCATTCTCGCTATACTTGGCCTTAATATCTTTTACCATACGCTCGTACTTCTTGCCTGGAGGAGCTTTCTCGGCAATCTGCTCTTCTTCTTTCATAGCACGAAGCTTTTTAAAATCGTCGGATGTTAGTTCACCATAAGGTTCAGCAACATCAAGCTTTTTCTTATTTGGGTGATCAATTTTAGCTTCATCAAGTGATTCTTCACAAAGTTCCCAATCTTTGCCAGGATGCTTTGTAAACTTCGATCTCTTACCTGATGTTTTATGTTCATATTCTTTAGACTCATCATCTTTCTTATCGACAGGTCCCATATCATCGCTTTCAGAAAGTACCTGCTGATAGACATCATTCCATTCAGCTTGATACTCATGAGGTAAAGCTTTGCGATCTTCAATACCAAAATATTCGTTTACTACTTTTACAGCTTCACGTTCAGCTTGATTTCTCTTCATCACTTCCTGAACTGCGCCAATTAATGGATCGTTTTTGTTAAACATTATTGAATTCCTTTTTAGTTTACTATATTTATTTGAATCTTATTCTTCGCAGTTCCATGCTCTTCTAGCTTTTCTAAGTCTAGAATTTGGATCTTTTGCAGCTTTAGGCCACATTTTCAATTGACCTGCTGATCTTGCACAATATGAATCTCTACGTGAACCACCTTCTGGCTGAGGTCTCTTTAAGTGTGCGCCGTGCTTTCTATTGTACTGCGCTCTACCTTTAGCATTAAGACCGCCATTTGGATTTTGACCTTCTTTGGTCTGCCATGTCTCAGATTTCTCTTCAATCTCTTGCTTTCTTTGAACACCAATTGAACTTTGGTCGTTATAACCTAGTCCAAGACCCTCTTTGATCTTCTTGACGCTCTTCCGACCCTTAGGCATATCACTGCCACAACCACATTGTTCTAGCTTTATGGCAGCTTCCGTTAGTTTTTGTTCTGCTAGGTCACCGTACTTCTCAGCAAACCTCTCTTGTGTCTTTGGGTTGTTCATCCAGTTTACAATCGATTCAGCTAAAGCATATCCGACAGCGGTCATTGGTCTGTACTGTGTGGTTTCTGGACCAATTCCGTCACCAACTGGTAGACCACCTCTCGGTATAACATTATCTTCTTTAGCGACGATCTTCTTCTTGGTTTGACCTGGCGTATCTTTCTTATAGCGATTAGTTAACTTATTGGTACCCCAATCACCGGCGCCATGTTCTTCCATGAATGTCTCAAATCGATTATCAATATTTTCAGCCAGTTTGCGGGTAATTTTACCCTTCAGTCTATTATACTTCTTATATTCTTTCTGCATGTTTATAGCTTCACGGCCCTCTTCTACAGGCACGCAATTAGGAACTTCACGACCGTTTTTATTCTTCATGCCTTTCTTCTCATAACCATCCCAGCATGATTCATTTGTAGATGTTTTCCAACCACCACCTTTTGATTTATACCATTTTGATGCCCAACCATTAGCATAAGCTGATGGATAAACATCAAACTTACTTCTTGCCATTGACTTAGCTTTGCTCCATAATCCAGGATTAGTTGGAATATTTTTTTCCATCAAAACAGATTCTTCTTTAATCCTATTACCCTCTTTATCATATTTACCAGACTTTTTCTTAGCTATAGCGATTGCTGCTTGTTGCTCTAAAGATTCTGTCTGAACATTAATTGGCTTTCCGCCTTTTCCTGATCTATCTGCCACAGGGTCCTCTCTTCTTTTTCTTCTTGCTGATTTAGCACGTTCTTCTTTATCCATTGCTCTTGCAGATGCGAGTGGACGACACTTAGGTTTACCTTCTCCTGGTTCGCGCGCACAATCACCTTTAATATTACCCTTAGTATCAAATCTAACCCATTTCTGTTTAAACCACTTACGTAGGTCTTCATTCATCATTTGTACTTTTATCAGTTTTCCACCAACGCTGTGGAAAAGCACTTTGTTAATGCCGTTTACTTTTCTACCAAAACGACCAAAACCATAGTATGATAGACCAAGTCTTCTGGCTTGATCCATTATCTCACTAGATGGTTTAATAATAGCTTTTGGAGTTTCAACAGGCTTCTGTTGTCTGATTTGTGATATTGATTTTGGCGCTGAATATTGTGTGACGCCTCTGTATCTTGCACTTCTTTCAGCCCAAGCATTACCTCTTTTATTTTTTACAGGTGATTGAGCAAACTGCATTGCCATGCGACGAACGCGATTGAAGTCTGCTTCAATTCTAACTTTATCTTCAGGTGTCACCTTACGAATATCAGCCGTGTTGTCGATTACAGTAAAGTTATCTTTACCAAAAATATTCATCAAAGCGCCAATATTCTTTTGCGCTAGATCCCATTTTTCTTGTCTGATATTTGGCGAATTATCTGGCACGCCCTGCTTATCAGTACCATCAGGCACTTTACGATTACCTGATTTGCCGCGTTCAACGTTACGTTCGCGTGAAACTTCATTAGATGTATTGACAAAGACCATCATGGTATCGTAACCAAGGTCTTCTAGTTCTGATTTAACTGTCTTGATTTTTTCTAGATCATCAGCAGTACCATTTACTATAAGGCCTAAACGACCGGCTAGAGAAGATATCTCTTTCTTACTGGTCATATTCTTAGCACGACCACGAACAATTTCTCTTTCAACTCTTTCTTTATCTGGCATTTCCATGTCAAGACCGTGTCTCTTCATGAGGAATTCAAATGCAGTATCAGAATTGATTTCTCTTAGACCGTTACCAACAAGTGTCTTGTTCATAACGAAGTCTTTACCAGAACCTGGTCCGCCAGCCAAGAATATGGCTTTTAGTTTACCTGGATCATTGATACCTTCGTTTAGTTGCGATCTCATAGCTTTAAAGGTCTTCTGACCATTAGCTTTATGCATCTTTGCTTCTTTTTCGTCATACCAATTGAAGTCATCATTTGGATCAGATTTTGAATTCCAAAGACTGTCTGTTCTATTACCACTCTTAAGATTTTCAGTATATGCTTGATTATCTAGTACGTATTGAGATACTTCTGTAGGCGAAATTTCTCCAGTCACATTGCCTAAACCTCTGATACTACCGCCAATTGCTGCTGTATTTGTTTCAACTACATAAGACTTACCGAACATATGTGGTTGTTCTTTGGCAAACCAACGCATGATCTTGCCAGCTTCTGAGTTTGCTTCGTTCTCTATATCAGATCCAGTAGAACCTTCTTTGGCAATATCTTTGCCTAGCTTACCATCTTCATTCTGTTTGTGATGTACAAGTTCATGCGCGATAGAACGAAATATATCCATTGGATGTCTATTCATAGTAGACACCGATAGTTCATTAGACGATGGATTGTATGCTGCGAATGAATTGTAATCGTCTTTATCAGTCTTATATCTAAGATTAGGCATAGATTTTAGACCAAGCTTATCAGACGCAAAAGACACGAAAGAGTCCAGCATAGGTGCTAGTTCTTTGCGTGTCATTTCTTCTTTAAGCTGCTTTAATGTTTTTGGTTGCTTCATCATGGCGCCAATTTTTGTTTTCATTAGCTTATGAATGTCAGCATCATACTTGCCAAATAAATCTTTGACAAACTCTTTCTGTGTCTTATTATCTAGCGATACAAATTGTTTGCGAAGTTCAGATGCGGATGTAGCTGGTTTACCAAGAACATCAAATGTAAATGTTGGTGTTACGACAACATATCCCTGCATCTTATCAGCATTACCAAACGATCTCAGTTTATTTTCGTTACCGGCATATGGTTGGAGATAGCCAGGTTTACCAGATTTAGTAGGTTTGAACGAGAAGCGAGGATCTTCTTCCATGTCCTTTTGCGACACTGCGAAGATTAGCACTGTCGTTTTTGGATCATAATCTTTAAGGATTTCGCGGGCCATATAAGGATTTAAGACTTGCTTAACCTTAGACGCTGGAACTCCCGCGAGTTTCATCATCTGCTTTTTTTCTTTGAAATTGAATGGGCTTTTTGGCGCTTCTACTTTATCGGATGTTGCTATGATAGCATCGCCAAACTTATTCTTAAGCCAATTGAAAACCTGGGCATGACCCTTATGGAAAGGCTGAAAGCGCCCCGGATAAATTACTAACTTCTTCATTATTTCCCTCTATAGGAACGTTAATCTATAGAGGTATTTAGTGGATTATTATCTTTCGTATAAGCTCTTTTTGACTGAACCTTTAACTACAGACCTGACATTTTCACTCAAGGACTTCTTCTTTTGATCATGGCCGTACTTGATAACACGACCATCTTTAACTAGATAACCCACCGCTTCTACATTTGGAAACATAGCTGCGACTTTGAATAGCATGTCTAAGTTCTTTTCATGATCATCCCACATACGGACACGATCCCATTTACCTGAAGAGAGGTAACGTTTCAGAATGACGCCCTTATTGATATGTGCAGGTGAACTTGGCTTTAGCTTGGCTAAGTTACCAGAACGTTCAACGTATACATGATCAATAGGGAATCCATGGTCACGAAAAGCTTCTAGAAACTCTTTGTGGTCATCAAAGTCTGCTCTAGCTGTAATGATGATAGAATTTGAATTCTCAGATTGATTCCAAACAATTTCTTTGGCACGATCAAGTACAGTTGCGATAGGTTTGAATGTATCACGAAAGATTTTACCAGAACGAAACTGAGAGAAATCTAAGCTTTCGCCAGGTTGAAGCTTATAATTATTATACTCGCCGGGGCTTAATACTTTTGTTGTTTTACCGCCCTTTATTATGACAACCCTAGCATCTGTCTTGCCTAGAGTATCATCAATGTCCCATACGTTCAAGGTACGAACTTCGTCTTTGTGTTTTTTCTGATATGCGTTATATTTCATTATAATATTTCACTTTTTAGGTTCAACTCTGAATGCTGCTTGTCTTCTTGCTCTACTATCAGTACCAGGTTTATCTTTAGGATTTCTTTTACCCTTACGACCTTTGCCTGCTCTGATTTCCATTTTTAAACCTTTGTAAGGTGATCCTGTCTTCTCACTATTCCAAATCTTAGCTTCACCTGTCTTACCACTATATGTTAGCATATTGTCTGCTGAACCTGGTGAATCTTTACCAAATTTAGCATGGCCTGTTGCTGCTTCTCTTGCTACATGATGTTCCCATTCAGGATGATCTTGTCTTAATCTCTGTAAAGCTGCATTTGCTTTCTTTGCATGTGATTTATATTCATCATCAGACTTTGCATTTGAAGATGCTTTTTGCATCTTAGAGATAGCATCGACTTTCTTTTTTACAGCATCTCTAACTTTTGGATGCATTCTGTCTGCGGCTGCATGGCCTAGTGATCTAAATTCTCCAGATTCTGCCGATGCAACTTGTGCATCATCTTTCTTAACAGAAATCGTATGCTTTTGTTTACCTTTTTTATCAAAGACTGCAATATCGGCTCTTGATGTAGAATTTTTACCGCCTAGAGAAGAATACTCAGGTCTTACTTTAGCTGCTGTGGCGCCACTTCTCTTTACACTACCTCCAGCTCTAATGATCGATCTGACTGAACCGTGTTTTTTAGATTTATGGTTCATTAGTTGCTGAGCCGCATTGGCTGCTATTCTTGTGCCAGTATCCCGATCACTATTACCAGTCATTAGATGCTTTTCAGCAAATCGTTTTATTCCTTCAGGATGTGATGTGTAATGATCACGTTCTTTTTTATTAGGGTGTGATTGTACTCTACTAAAAATATTTTCTATTTCTTTTTCATCGGCATTTGGATCCTCTCCTCTGCCAATAAGTTTTGCCATTTCGTTTAAGTATTGTTTAAATCCTAACATTATTTTGCCCAGTTTTTTGTTGCGTTAAAGTTGGCTTGTGAAAATTCTAATCTGTCCACTAACTTGACGGCATTACCAATATGGTCGATAGCAACAAAACCTTCTGGCGCTGTTACCTTTAAACCTGATTCGTCTGTTCTAAGATATGTTCCAACACTGTCTTGCACCTGCTGTAGTTTTCTTACAACCATATTTTTAGCACGAACCAGCAAGTTTTGCAAGTCAAAAATCTTCTTTAGCTCGTTTTTATTGGTCTTATAAAATCCAATAACGATCTTTTTTTCCATTTGACGCTTCTGCTTTGTGTCAGCTTTCTTAGCATCAAGGATTAGTTTATTCATCTTCTCTTCAGTTGTGGCAATTAGTCCCGCTACATGTTGCGCGGTGTTTGTGATTTCTTTTCCTTCACGAACCTTAAGATTGTTCCATGCCTTGATTGCGATCTTGTAAGTATCGTTTGTTGCAATCTGGTTTAGTGTGCGTGGTGATATGCTTCTGAATAGAGTGCCTGCTTGTGATAGGATAGCATTAAGTGCATCAGTCTCTTGCTTTGTAAATGTAGCAGTACCAGTTGCGTCAACGAATGATGCATCACGATACCAAACATTGCGAGAGTTCTTGAATGAGCCAATGTCTGCACCAAACGAAGCCTTCATATCGGCCATTGTATCACCATTGTATGTGGTATGCCAAACAATACCCATCTTAGCCGCTTTAATAGACTTAGCTAAACCAGTATCTTCAGGTATGGCATATACGATTGTATTTGGCTGAAATGTAATGTAACTCTTACCTTCGATGTTTTCACTCTTAAGATCGGCTGTAGTAAACATCATGTCGCCTTGCATTACACCGGTAATACCAAGTTCAGGTAGATACTTTAGGGCGATCTTTAATTTTGTGTTGAGGCCTGCGCCTGGATGATTAGTATCAATATCTGCATTAGTATAATTGAGCTTTGCATTTTGTGCAAATACTCCTTTTGTACCAACAAAGAACTTGCCGTTCTCTGGATTGATACCAGCAAAGACGGCGGGCGCACCATCCCACTTTGTTGTTAAATTCACTGACTTACTAGTAGCGTGACCAGCAAGCATATCACGAAGAGACTGTAAAAAGGATATTGCACCTCTTGTTCCAGAAACTCCTCCATTGAGTACTTCGTCCTCCAAATGTTCTAGGTGAAGGTTCTTACCTTCTTTTGACTCGTTTAGATATTGAGTGAATAAAATCATTTTACTGCCACAATTACTGCTGTTGATGGTACGCTATCAGTTACTACTATTCTTCCTGCACTATCTCCGCGTGAAGGTGATTTTCCATATATTTTTGGAATACCGCCTTGTTCAGCGTTTGGATCAAATCTTTGATCTTCTCTTCTCGCTCTTAAACGAAAATACAGGTCATGTGTTTTAGCAAATGTTTTCGAATCTGTAAATGTACCATTAAGAGATAGCACATTATTATCTTTATTATAGTCAGGTATAACTGACATTGGACCAATATACATATAATCAATTGGTCCGCCCATAGCGGCAGTACCTACAACAATTTTTATTTTATTTAATTCATCTATTTGTCCGTATGTATCAGGAACTTTATCGCCAGCTTTTAAACCTTGTGATAGTAGTTTTTTTAAGGCAGACTTCATAAATTTAGATGTGATGCCAGGCAAGATAGCTTCTAGGCCTCTAAGTCCGCCGCCAGCTAATGATGGTGCTGCTTCACCTTTTAGAGATAGATTAACGTCTTTCTTATTCTTTCTTACAAGAATTACATCTGTATATGGTTCAGAACCACTCGCTTGACGACCACTATACTTCTTGGCTCCAATAACATTATCAATTTTAGTCTTGCCGGCTTGAACAGTGATTGGATTATTCTTGTTTTTTTGAACAGCTTTCTTAACAGCTTCAACAAACCCTGTTTCTTGCCTTTCTGCCGATGCGCCTGCCATGTCTAATACCTCTTTTTATTAGGTATTTAGTTGAATGAAAAAAGCGGCCCGAAAGCCGCTTTGTTTATTCTTCTTTGAGGTTTAGCTTGATCTTTGTTTGATGATTTACTGGACACTTACGCCCGTCTTTATATTCACCTCTGAAATAATGCTTTTCCCATGTCTTGTCAGTGGGTGTTTCGGGTTTTTGAATCATCAACTCTTCGAAGTCATCCCTACTTTTTGACCACGCTTCATAGTTCTTAGCCTCTTCTTCATGCAACTCAAGAGGTTTAACTATACTGCGGAAACTTTCTGTATATGACCTCTCGACAGGGAAGAAGAATAGAAACGGTTCGAATGGTTCAAATACAATTTCATAATTTGGTTCGGTGATCATCCAATTCATCGTAAATGTAGCTGGATTCCAGTCAGTCTCAACGATGCCAGTTAGTGGTGTAATACCACGCTTTGGATTGTTAGGTGTTCCGGAAACATATAGATTTACATTCTCGGGAGTACGAACAAGGAAACCAGCATGAAAAGTAATCACACCATTTCCAAAATGAGATACACAAATTTCACTTGGACCATCAACAGTAATATCTGATATTTCGCTGCCGCCGTTCCACTTCAGCTTAATTTTTTGAGAAGAGCAGACTTCATAACCATGTTGGTTTGCAATCGTTAGAGGTAGACACCGATAAGCAAACTTATCTTGCGTATTCTCCATCCATTCTCTTTCACGCACACCTTTTCGAACATGTACAGTGCTTCTTCGATGTATTCGGTAGAGTATAATATCTTTCATAATATAGGACTTTCAATAGTTAAGACTTTTTACCCATTGTGGCTTTAATCTTCCATTTCAACTTAGTAAGTGCTTCGATACGACCTTGGAGATAATTAGATAGACCATACTTCTTCTGCGTTTCGGCCATTTCATAAGCTTCTGTCGTAACATTTAATAGAGCTTCATTACACGATAGAAGATTTGCTACCATTTTCTCTGCTGTTGGAATCTTTTCGTCTTCTGAAATAACAGATAGTTCTGCCATTCTAGCAACTGTGCCAGGAGAGAATGAATCTAACTGACGAATATGCTCTGCAATGTCATCGATTGATCCTTCATACTCTCCATAAATCTCTGCAAAGAAATCATGTAGCTGTGGGAAATCAGAACCAATAACATTCCAATGATATCCATGCGCTTTAAGTCCAGCTGCAAAGGTACTACCTAAGACAGACTTCATCTTTTCTACTAGTTCTTCCATTTTAAATCTCCTATGGTTTACCCATATTTATAAATGGCGGAAGGAGTGGGATTCGAACCCACGGTACCGGTTAGGGTACGCCTCGTTAGCAGTGAGGTGCCTTCGGCCTCTCGGCCATCCTTCCTTTATTGTATTTAGTCTATAATCTTGATATATGTATTCTCTCGACCCTCTTCTTGAATCATACGATATAACCATTTAGCATTCTGAGGGCTAAGACGGACGCAGCCGTGTGATGCAGGTCGACCAAGATGCTTGATATCATACGTAGCATGAATGGCATATCCGCCATGAAAGAATATAGAATTCGGCATTGGTGCGTTATCATACTTCTTAGAATAATGAATTGGTTCTAAACGATAAGGTTTAAATTCGCCGGTTGGCGTATGATAACCAGACCTTGCTGTAGAAACTTCCCATACGAAATTACCTACTGGCGTTTCTACATACATCTGTTGTTCTGTCTTATCAATTAGAATATAAACATCAGCCCTAGCATAATCGATTAGAAATGCAAGTGCTGCAACAAAAAAACAAATACCAATTAGAATCTTATTCATCATGATTCTTTTCAAACCTTACATTGTTGTTACGAACGATAGCTACCATGCCAATGATGTAAATCAAAAGCATGGTAGTTATTAGAGTATCTATGTTCATGCTACTTCTCTAGAGTGGGTCATGTGCTGAATAGCGTCCTTGTAACGGTCAGCACAGTAAGAAGCAGCCCAAGCATTAGGCTTCACAAGAGGTACGATGTTACACATACCACGAATGTAACCAACAGCTTCGTTTATAACACATGAAGAGCCATGCTTTGAGTCTGGGTTAATGTCCAGATGGATTTCAACCTCACGATCCTCAAGCACATCGGCCAGTTCAATGTACAAACCAGCAGTCTTGTATACTTCGTTCATTAGACGCATACGAGGCTTGTCCTTCTGCTGGTCATAGTCACGCTCACGCACGATACCACCAAACACCTTACAACCGTTCTTGCCGTTCTTGTGAACAACTACAACGTTGATGTAGTCAGCATACCATACGCCGTCAATCTGGAAGCGTTCTGAGTCACCACCAAGATATACCTTTGTCTCAGGAGACTGAGCGTTGATGAATGCTCTTACTTCGTCTAAGTCTAATGCTTTTCTAATCATTTATCCTAACAACCGGCACACCGGCTGCCTCCGCTAAATTGATCATCATCTGAGTACCTTTACCACCTGGAAAGGCTATGACAAGATCTGGTTTGCCTTCATTGAGCATTTGAGTATTACGAATATAGCCTGCTCGTTTGCCATATTTATCCCAGTTAGCTGGATATGTTTCTGTTGGAAATCCATGATGTGCTGCCCAAGTACCAGCAAGTTCATCTGCGCCTCTAGCTGCACCATGAATGATTGTTAGATTAGAACATATATGGGATTCAAGGGTGTTTGAAAGGAGGATTTCATCATTGAAGTCACGACCGCCGCATACTAGAATACGCATTGTTAAGTTCCTGAGTAAATGGTGCCCGCTGAGAGAATCGAACTCCCAACCTCGGATTACAAAACCGATGTTATGCCACTTAACTAAGCGGGCGTTATTCTATAAAGCTTTTCTTGCTACGGCCGAGTAATTCTTCGGATGAACTCCATCAGCAGTAGCGAACGAAGATAAGTATACAACACTATCGCCGTTTTGTCTAGCAATATTTAGCGCAATCTTCCTTGCTTTTGCATTGTTAGCGGAAAGTATCCAGACAACTTTTCCAGATATCTTTCCACGAAGTTGATTTAGGTATTTTGAGAAGTCTGCATTTCCATCATTTGAACCGAGGGAAATAATTGTAGTGTTTGCATGTGGAATATGTTTTCTGGAAACAATAAAGTTCTTACTATTGATTCCAACTTTTGCGATTGTCTGGCATTGTGGTGATACTGAACCAACACCAACTGCAATGCTATCACCAAGAACTAAACACTCAATCATTATGTACCTCTAAATGGTGCCTCTAACAGGTATCGATCCTGTGTCTCGGCTTTACCAAAGCCGTGTACTACCTTTATACTATAGAGGCGTTGTTGGTGCGGACGGAGAGATTCGAACTCTCAAGCACGAGGCGCTGGCTTCTAAGACCAGTGTGTATACCGTTCCACCACGTCCGCGTTTATTCTTTACCCCATTTGATGTGGACCCATCCACGCTCATGGAAGTAATATGCTATTGTCTGAACAACATTAATAAGAATGGCTGCTGTAAAGCCAACAAAAACGAAAGCGATCAATGTCGCAATGATGCGCCAGGTAATAGCCTTAACAATTGATCTGGTCTTCGTTTCCATGTTGCTCTCTCTAAATGGTACCCCCTGACAGAATCGAACTGCCGCAGTCGGTATGTAAAACCGAAGTTCTACCATTGAACTAAGGGGGCATAAAATTGGAGGCCCGTTAGCGGTTACTGCGATCAGTGATTCCTTATGGAAGGGTCAAGGCAGGAACTTACACCCCGAAGATTTATATACCGTCACGGGCCAACGACGGTTCTTATTATTACATTCCAGAAGTTAGTGCTGTGATGGAATCATGGATCCACAACCAAGCAGCAGCGCCAGCAGCGATTAGAGCAGCGCCTGCCTTCTTAACGTCCCAACCACTCTGCCAGAGAGTCCAAAGACCCCAAGCAACAACGGCTAAAAGAACTAATACAACTAGTGTGTTTAGCATGTTAATACCTCATTTCGGCCTTGATTGACCGTGAAGTATTTATGAAATAAGGTGAGGTGGGATTCGGGTACACCCACAAATCACGGTCCAGATACCTGTTCAACGTGATAGCCTAGATTCTCTTGGGAGGAGACAGTACGCCTTCGGCTCTCGCCACTCGCGCATGGGCACCACACCATCTAGCCAAGTTAACCGCTCTTGACGCGCGGTCATTTCCTTGCACTCGGCCCGCTCCCGTCGGAGCAGACATTTGTTTTTACTTTTTGATATTACCTGATGCTACGATAGCATCATTTAAGCTTTCGGCTAACTTGGTACCTGTCCACATTAGAATACCTAGACTACGACCATACTTGTCCTTAGCATTATACTTGATGCTATGGTAGCTAAATCTATCCCAGATAGCTTGACGGTCGCTTATCCACTTCTTAGTGAAGTCAGATGCAACAGTGCCTTCTGCTACAGCATTTGGACCGAATACCTCTGGTGTATCAAGACCAAGGAGACGAACGCGCTCCTTGACTTTGATATTGAATCCAAGGTCTATTTCAATATCGATAGTATCGCCATCTACAATGTTTAAGACTTTGCAATTATATACGTACATTGATTATCCTTTAAAAAATTTGGTGCCGCTGCCAAGTTTCGAACTGGGTTATCCCCCTTATGAGGAGGGCACGATGGCCAACACCGTCCCAGCGGCATTATTTTTAGTGTTTGTCTACTACTTCACAATCATTGATATCTAAAGAAAACCAACTTGCAATAGTATATCTTGTACCTTCCAGTATTTCATTGACGCCGTGTTCACATTCTTCATTGCTCTTGAATATCACGACTGAACCTTGTTTTGGTGTACTAACATAGTCTGGCTTGTTTGCTTGATGAATGACTGTTTCACCGCCAAGATAATCATCATTAAGATAAAGAATTGTGCTATACTTACGTGTTCTTAATACGTCTTCATCAGGGCCTTCATATCCATCATCTTTATGAAAGTCCATTTTCATACCTTTTCTCCAGACGACTAGATCGGAGAAATGTGGATAAACTATCTCATCATAATTTTTGGATACAAGCTGAGTTAGAGTAAACCTATAAAGATCAATTTCAGCTCTAATCTCTTTGTCTCTAACTTTCACGAAGTCGAAGGTGTCGCTATTTTGCCAAGGCAATAACCCATTTGCAGCGACTTTTTTCTCTCGTATTTCCTTAAGAATGTACTTGATAATTTTATTACATACATGCGGAGGAAGAACATTATCATACCTCGCAATGATGGAAGACCCTGTATCAACTTTTATCATTTTCACTTCCCAAATGGTGCAACCTCTCTGGATCGAACAGAGTTCTTTCGCTCTTCAGGCGAACGTGAGCACCAGCTTCACCAAGGTTGCTTTTATTCCTTCAGCAATTGCGGTGCTGATTCCGTTAGTTGCTTCTTTTCATATTCTTGTATTTTAACAGAATATTGTTCATTTGTCAACCCGTGCCAACCGATACATTTTCCAGTTGGACTTCTTCCACATCCGCAATCTTTACTCATTAGTATCTCCTTTTAGGGCCGGGATCTAGGATCATCTGCACAACCTGAGAAGGTTTTTTAACGGTTTTACCAGCAGTTATCCATTCAGCAAGTTGTCTCAGTTACTCTTGCTTCGTCCCGATATTGGCGGATAGAGTAGGATTCGAACCCACGGAACCTTTCAGTTCTCCAGTTTTCAAGACTGGCGCCTTAAGCCTCTCGGCCATCTATCCAATTCGCACCGTTTTCTTATAGTGGTTACGGCCTCCACTTCGATATTGATTAGCGAGAGTTCCCAGTCAATTACAGTCCACTCACAATCCTCTAACACATACTATACTCTATATAGTATAAACTGTCAAGCTATTTTATCACAGCCATTTGCACAGTGCAAACTCCATGACATCCAATCTTCCGAGCAGCAGCCCTGGAAAGATCAATATGACGACCCTTAATAAATGGGCCGCGATCATTAATTCTCACAATAACGGATCTTCCCTTATATGTAATACGGACTTTTGTCCCAAATGGAAGTGTCTTATGCGCCGCTGTTAACGCATTGGGATTAAACTTTTCCCCATTAGCTGTTCTCTTACTCTTACTACATTCACCTGGTTTTGTACAATCGTACCATGATGCAATTGTAGCATTAGCTTCTGGCATCGCCACGAATAAAAATGATGTAGCGATTAAAGTTGTTAATAGTTTCATTAATTATTATCCTTTAATGGAGCACCCGACAGGATTCGAACCTGCATTAGTCGTTAGACCATTTCCAGTTACCTTTCTCCTGGTTCGTAGCCAAGGGGGATACGGATGCATTATTGGAGGGGCCGATCAGATTCGAACTGATACCTCAAGGATTTGCAGTCCCGCACATTAACCATTTTGCTACGGCTCCATTAACTTATATAGTATTGGCTGCCAGGCATGGATTCGAACCACGATACCTTACTTCAGAGGCAAGTGTCCTACCGTTAGACGACCCGGCAATAATTGGTACCACTAACGGGACTCAAACCCGTGCTACTGCCTTGAGAGGGCAGCGTCCTATCCAATCTAGACGATAGTGGCATAAATGGTGGACAGGGTGGGAATCGAACCCACATCACGCGCGATAGACCTTCTTACTGCCTGCCCATAATTGGTCCCGAGTGGTGGAATCGAACCACCGTATTGCGTTCCACAGACGCACGTTCTAACCATTGAACTAAAACGGGATGAATTGGTTGCGGGTGAATGATTCGAACAAACGATTTCCTGGTTATGAGCCAAGCGAGATGACCACTTCTCTAACCCGCACTACTTAAATGTACTAATGTATACTTGTTTCTTTTCGTCATATTTTTGAGATACCAGTTTATAACCGAATCTCACATACTGCTTTGCCAACGACTTAGCTCCGATAGCAGATAATGAAGTGAGTTTGAACATCACAACTCCTTGATTGGTAGAGCATACGGGAGTCGAACCCGTCTCTCATCCTTGAAAGGGATGTGACCTAACCGATAGTCGAATGCTCCATGAATTGGTGTACCATTGCGGAATCGAACCGCTTTCCTTTACCTTGGCAGGATGACCACATGGTACATAATTGGTGTGCCCTCTGGGACTCGAACCCAGGACCTGCCGGTTAAAAGCCGGACGCTCTAACCACTGAGCTAAGGGCGCATCTTGTTAAATACCACCGACCTATTCTTAACTCTCTTGCGAGGCAGTCTATCTTGGTGGGCATCCCGCTGGAGGGAGGACAGTTCTCCTAAGAGAACACTCTTTCAGTCTGGTATTTAATTGGCTGGGAGACTAGGATTCGAACCTAGATAGCAGGAATCAAAATCCTGCGTCCTACCTTTAGACGATCTCCCAATGTTCGTTATGAGGTGTACGGGCCTGTTGGCTCTTCTCGATTTTCAACGGGACCACTACAATCTTGTTCTTGTAGCAGTGGAAATTCATTGTAAATAGGATACTCACACAGATTTTCAATATCAGTCGGATCTGCCTTAGCGGCATGTGATCCGACAAGCAGCGATAGACCGCTGACTGCGCCGAGCAATAACTTACCAGAAAACTTTCTCATATTCACTTCCTTCATTATGTTAAATTGGCTTCCGGTGTTCGATTCGAACGAACTTGGACAGAACCGGTTAACTGTCGCACCATGCTATACCGAAACTGGTTGGCCAGTAGGGAATCGAACCCTCGTCAAACGCCTATCAAGCGCCTACTCTACCATTGAGCTACAAGCCAGTGAATGATCCCGCATCGTGGTATCAGCACGATTCCTGGTCAAGCGGGTGACCGCCCCTCTTCTTGCGAACCGATATCGCTCAAGATATCGACCAGAGGGCACAGGGGAAAACGAAAGCTCCATGCTGAGTACACTTCAACGCTTCGCTAACCGGTCCCGTGGCGCATTTGGTGGGTGAGAAAGGATTCGAACCTTCTAAGCACTAGGCAGGGGATTTACAGTCCGCCGCAACTCACCGTCGTTGCCGCTCACCCAAACTGTTAGAATAACTCAGACAGAAATCAAAATTGTCTGAGGGTTTGTAACAGAGTATAGACAAGACCCCAGAAGGGAATTGAACCCAACTTGTCACAACATTAGGCCGCATATCTCCATAGCTAACCTTATGAGGGAGACGACAATGCTCACCAAAGCCCGGCGCCTTGTCTATACTCTAGAAAGCTGTACCTCACGCTGTCGGTACGAATGTGCTTGATATTCACTGCGACTTATCTTGATAACATTTTCCTAGCCTCAAGCGGATAGTGTCTCAAGCGTAAGTAATCAAGTCAAACTGGTGGACCGCAAGAGAATCGAACTCTTACCCTCGCCGTGCAAAGGCGATGTGCTCCCATTATCACTAGCAGCCCGTTATTCTTAAAACTTATCCAGATCAATCTTGATCCGTTCATAATCACTCTTAGCTTTCTTACCATCACGAACAGCAACATGATCATCAATGAACCAGTGTGGAATGTTCGGATTAAGATACTTTAATTCATCAGCACTATACGAATTAGGATCACGCATAATGCCTGCTTTGATGAAATGCTCTTGCATGTCCATCACTTGTTTGATTGTCAACTTTGCCATTCTGTCCTCGTCATTATTGTTATATTATAGACGAGGTAGTTAGCAAAGTCAAGCTGCATTCTTTACACCCAATCGGTTTAGCCCATTGCGCTTATTGAGGTAAGCAATCCGATATTAGCAAGCATTCCCCTCTGTTAATCTTGCGAGGTCTCTCCGGTCTGTTCTAGAATACCGGATAATTGGCACCAGTGCAAGGATTCGAACCCTGACAAGAGGTTTTGGAGACCGCTGTGCTACCGTTACACTACACTGATATGAATTGGTGGAGGAGTTTCATTCCTTAATACTTTATGTCTCTCCCCAAGCCCGTATGTCAGGCACCCACATTGTCAAGAGGTGGGCTGTTATAAGGTCGTCCCCTGAGCGAATCGAACGCTCGTCTTGGCATTTTGATGCCTACTCCACCCTTGGGTGTCTCGGACTTCCTGTGCTACCATTACACTACGAGGACATAATTCATTCGCGTTTTTATAGAGGCTATGTTATCGCAACCCCTCTACTGGTACACACATCGTTAGGCCTAGGAACCAACGAATAGTAATCCAGCGACTAAATGGTCGGAGTACAAGGATTCGAACCTTGGACCCTCTGCTCCCAAAGCAGATGCGCTACCAGACTGCGCTACACTCCGTTATTGGCGATCTTGGCGAGGCTCAAACTCGCTTCTCCTCTTAGACAGAGAGGTGTGATATCCATTCACTACAAGACCTTAATTGGTGTGCCAGAAGAGAATTGAACTCTTGACCGTCGGTTTAAGAGACCGCTGCTCTACCACTGAGCTACTGGCGCATATTGGAGCGGGAAATGGGGATCGAACCCACGACATTCACGTTGGCAACGTGACGCTCTACCTCTGAGCTATTCCCGCATATTGGCTGGATAGGTAGGGATCGAACCTACGACCTGATGATTAACAGTCATCCGCTACTACCGGCTGAGCTACTATCCAATATTATCACTTAAGAAACACACCTAACGGAATCGAACCGTGTACCCAAGCTTCCCAAAGGATGCTCGGACTGTGTGCCACACAAGCAGTAGCTACCATGCTCGGTGTGTTTCTTAAGAGATAACTTTCGTTATCTCTAGGAACTTAACAATGTAAATCAGCAGACCGTTACTCCTTGAGGTCACTAAAGGACCGACTACGCGGCTCTTGATTAAAAGAACCAGTAGCAAAGATCACGGTATCATCGGGAGCAATCTCCCGCTTTGCACGTAGATCCCATCCCGGATGGATGAAATCTGGTAAACCAAATACGCGACAAGCCCGAAGGTATTCGTCGCCTTTAAAACCTACGAAGTGAAGCATTCTCTCACCTCTCAATCTCTTACATACTGGATATAGTGACTGCAAGTCTGTTTTTCAATGTTTGCTTTTGCATATCAGCTATGTTATCCTTGCATAACTAAAAACCCCCGAAGCTTTCGCTATCGAGGGTTCCTGAGAATCTAAGTCTGATCTAAGACTTTAAACTACAGTACCCCCATCGGCTGCCCATGATGGGCGACCTTCGAATTGATTATCATTAATGGGATAGTGTTTATTCATTTCTTCCGTTTCGTTTTTTCTAAGAACTTATATCCTATTTATAACACATCTATATTAGAATGTCAAGTCTCTTCAAAATTATTTTGGTGCGAGTGGAGGGACTTGAACCCCCATGCTTACGCGGTGGATTTTGAGACCACTGTGTCTACCGTTTCACCACACTCGCTTTTGATTACCAACAATCGTAATCGGTAATATCAACAAAGATACCTTCAGTTTCGGTCATCTTGGTTAAGGCTTGAATAGCAGTACCAATTCCAGTATGACTGAATGATATCTCAACTCTATGATTTTTCGCAAGGCCCTTTTGTTCGACCCAGCGGGCAAGATCCATAATCTCGCCGACATTCATATAAACCTTATCAACTTCACTCATCATCTTCCTCATAATTGGTTGGCGTGCTAGGATTCGAACCCAGTCGAGAACACCAATCTAGTGCTAAAGGGTTTATAAATCCCTCTTGTGTACCAACACCCACGCCATCATTTCTTTGTAGTAGACTGTTTCAGTCCACATGTCCAGTAAGGGCATTCTAAAAGAGCCTTGATATAGGTCTCTTTATTGAATGTCATCTTACACTTTGTACACTTTACTCTCATCTAACTTTTTAATTCCGTGTACATAATTCTCAGCGGCATCTTCGTGATATCGGAGGCTATGGCCATCATACGATTCAGTTGTCACTAGAAAACCATTCTTGGCGTAGTCTACTTCATATTGATCCGTGTTTGAATCGTAGTAGACAATGGCTTTTAAATCCATATCTTCAGAATAGAACACCGAACACTGACTTCTCATTACTTCCTCATTATATTGGTGCGCCCACTAGGATTCGAACCTAGGACCAGACGGTTATGAGCCGTCAGCTCTAACCACTGAGCTATAGGCGCTTTGATTGGTGCCCCCTGCCAGACTCGAACTGGCACTCCCTTACGAGAAGCGGATTTTAAGTCCGATGCGGCTACCATTACGCCAAGGGGGCTGGCGGTCCCGGAGGGATTCGAACCCCCAACTCGTCGCTTAGAAGGCGACTGCTCTATCCAGTTGAACTACGGAACCAGTTGTTTATTTATACAAAGAATAACAAGCAAATGCCAAATACTAACATTAGAAACAGCATTGCCATATATGTATTATCTACTTCACGCATTATGCTACATCCTCAAGGATATAACCTTCAACATAGCATCCATCAAGAAACTTGTGACCTACAAAGTGAGCATCATCTGAATCACGGAAGAACTGTTCGTGGACACAATCATCATCTTCAAAGCAGTATAGCATGAAGCCGGCCTGATTGTCAAGAATATAAAAGTCTACATCATAAGACTTAACCATCACATATCACCTTTTAGATACATTTCAAGAACTTTAGCAAGATTGATTATCTGCTCCGAAGTACAGCCTCGACCAGAGTTAGTACGTGAAGCTGCCTCTAGTGCTGCCTTACGAATTTCAAAACTCTCTTCCCAACCGGGACCCGGCGATGGCGCATACTTCCTAATCATTACGCGACCTCACGAAGCTTAAGGCCAGTGACCCGTTCAAATGCGATAAGAGAAACGGGATACTTAGGGTTACCAGTGTACAGGCGAAAAGTGCCTTTGGGATCATGTCGCTCACTTGCAATTACCTTTCCAGATTTGATATCTCGGTTATGAACCGCTCCGTACTTGTATTCCGTACGAACATGGACTAGATCACCGACTTGAATATTCCGTTGTTTCGTCATCATGTATACATCCTAGCACTATTCGGCGGGATTGTCAAGCTTCTTAAAACGCATCAGCTTACCGCCGATATAAAGTTTTCCATTCTTGAACTTAACCTTTTCCGTTCTCAACATGACCTTATAAAACATATATAGCGAACGGTCACGACCGTATGCTTCGATTTCCCAAGGCCAGTTAAGGTAATCTTCCGTTGAATTGGTCAGCTTATAAGTCTTGCCTTTCCACAGCGCAGTAACACTCTGGTCAGCTAATTCGGCACGGGCATACTGCTTAACGTGTACCATCTCATGCGCGATACAATGAAGCATCTTGCGCTTAGACATTTCAGGATTAATACCGATATGAAAGAAGCGCGGATATCGCTCATCATCAAGCGGGTAGCAATGACCGTCAGTATTCTCACCCTGATCCTTGAAATGGATTTCAAAGTCAAGGTTTTTAGCTAGACGTTCACCCATAATATAGTTGGCAAAGAATGCAGTAGCGAACTTGATTTCCGCCTTACACATTCTATCCTGCTTGCCGAGAATCTTGATATCCATCTTACTTCGCCTTAATCATTGCCATGAAGTCGGCGACCTCATCGGCCTTGACCCAACCCTTCACATTATCATTCTGATCGGAAAAGTAATACCACTTACCGTCCTTGTCCCAAGCGGCAATCTCAGCGTCAACACTTTGACCGTGATGACCACGATCCGAGATATAGTTGCCCTTGCCGAATTGAACCGATACAGTCCAACCGTTTGCGAAAGTCATATGAAAGCCGTTCATATACTCGGTCTTGTCGGTGCTAAACATTATTCCAATTCACCATTCATAAGCATTGAATAGAAGCCCCAAGTCATAAGACCTAAGCCGATAGTGCCCATCACAATCTGAAATCCAAGTCCAGTCGCAGCGGATGCGCCAAGAACCATACCCATCAGAATTCTAAGCAAGACTTTCAATCTCCTCCGCCGTCACAACGGCGCTAATCGTGCCCGAAAAGGGCGAATTAAGGTTCGCAATCCAGTACGTACCGTCACCGTGTACACCACGAATTTTCGCAAACTCGTTAATATCACCTTTCGGCATGCCCTTGATTCGGACCATCTGATACATCTTAAACTTAGACATTACGGCCATACCCCAATTTCCTCAATCTCAAACTCTGACCAGTCATAACCATAGTCGGGTTCGCTTTTCATATCAGCAATCTTGTCTTCAGCGCCAAAACGGGACTGAAAGTAGCCAAGAGTGCAAGCCTTTGTGGGAGACGCCCAATCAATAGGGTTCGTCCAACCAATGACTTTGTAGATTGTAAGCATTAGAACACCCAAGAGAAAAGAGTTGTCCAGAACCAGGCGGCAAATGCGACCATGGCAACAAAAAGCGAAACGCGGATTAGAACTTCAAGCATTAGAGCCAACCTTCCTGATAGTGACAGGCCACATAATCGATGGCTTCGGGCTGTTCAGCGAGCCAAGCAGCATGTTCTGCTTCCTGCTCGGCGCGATACGCCGCTTCCTGAATCTCCCACTGAGCATCATACTCAGCCTGAGATTCCATGTAACGATACATGCGGTCGGTCTCCTCGACCAACTCTTCATACGACCACTCCGAGATATTGATATCGCGCGGGCGGAAGCCGTAAGCATCCTTGTGAAGATCCGAATACTGGGTCTCCATCTCGTATCGCAGAAAGTCGCGCATGGTCAGCACACCGATCTCGGCCCAATGGGCGAGGTCTTCAGTGTACATGCCAGCCCAACGATTAGTCGGGTCTTCGGCAACCCACGCTTCAGTAGCAGCGTTGCGGTCGCGGAGGTATTGAGCAAGGGTGATCATGTCTATAAGTCTCTCTTGTTACATACTGGATATAGTGATTAAACCCCCCACTTTCAATGTTTGGTTTTGCATGTCTGATCTGCGTCCAGCGCATACCGTAAGCTATTGATTTCATTATGGTTTTTCCAGAGCGCCCGGAGCGTCTTGGAGCGTCATCCGCTGGCTAGAGGCAGACATAGCGGCCCAGACCAGAAAAGCGCCTCCGTAGCTTCGGAAACGCTTTCCACTCAGAAAGTCATATTGGAAGGCGTTATGCCTTGAATAGCTGGTTAAACTTCTGGTTGATATCTTCCTTGACTACAACCTTGGTTAGAAGAAAGGCTGGCGTCCACCCAGCGAATCCGTGACCTCGGTCTAGTCTCTTAGCTAAAGAATTTGCATCTTCCTCAAAATAGAAAGTATCGATGACCTGCTCAGTGGCAAATTCATAGACTGCCCACATATAGTCATGATTATCCTTAAACGGCACTACTTCATACTTGGTCATCTTCACTTTGTTGGTTCCTTCCACACGTTGAGTTTGCCTTTGATGATTGTTTGATAGTTTGCCATGTCTTTATATGTATCGAATAGAATCATATCGTTTCTAACTATCTCATATAAAATCTTATCTATCACATATTTTTTAGCATGTATCATTTGTTCACTTGTTTGCAAGGCAGACATGTCCCAACCATCCACTGTATGTTGACCATGGACAGATATAATATCTTTCATTCCAACATATATTCTTTCAGGTTCTCTAGGTTTAAAATGGTTTACAAGAGGAGCATCAGTATCAACACCTTTGTGCTTGAGATACTTCTTACAAAGGTCTATAATCTTCTGTTCACTGTCGGCCTTCTCAGCAAACATCTTGAACTTTTTTATCTCAATGTCAACATCTTCTACTATCATGACTTCCACTTACATGTGCAGGCTTCAATTTCTTTGCATGTTTCATCTATTGGCAGATAATCGAAATCTGGGCACCAATGAGATTTCTCACCGACTAAAAGTCTTCCATTATATCGATTACATTGTTCAGCCCATACCGTAGCAAATCCTCTCATTGTAATATCTTCATAGATACTTCTGACTTTTGGCATCTCACTCATACTTTAAATCCTTTGAACTTATCTTTATTGTTTCCAAATTGTTTCTGCGGAATCTTAGGCACGCTAGAAGTCTGCCCACTATCTACAATGTCTATCTGAGCCGAATTCTCCACATCATACAACTTCATCTTCGATCTATCAATACCCAAAACAAATCTTTTGTTCATTGTAGGATCATTATATCGGTTCTTCAATTGCTTTACCATAATCTGGCCAAGCTCTTGTAGCTCTTCAGTGGAAATCAACGCAAACATGAAGTCGGCTGTAGCTGGCAGACCAAATGATTCCGAAGTATCTTCAAGACCAACATCGGAAGAAGTAAAGCCGCTTCTGGTCGTTTGTGTAGCTGATACTAATGGAACTTCAAACTCTACAGCAAGACCGCGTAGCTCTTCGGCAATAGACTTGATATAGGTGTATGAGTTGATATTAGAACCAGGCTTCACGCGCGAGGACATACAGATATTCAGATAGTCAACAAAGATGATATCTGGCCTAAATGACTTCTTCAGGTTCAACTCATTGAGTAGAGCCTTGAAATGCATTGAAGATGCACCAGCAGTTGGATACTCTTTGACAATCAGCTTACCGTTTGTCTTAGACTTAAGCACAGATGCTTTCTTCTCATACATATCTTTCGGAAGAGCCATCAGGTCTTCGAATGTGATATTCATAAGATTGGCATCGATACGCTTTGCAACTTCTTCTTCGGCCAACTCAAGAGTGATATACAATACATTCTTGCCTTGATTGAGAGCAGAAGCAGCAACATGACACATGAACAATGACTTACCAACACCAGTACCAGCCAGTGCGATATTCAATGTCTTCTTCGGCAGACCATCTTTCGTGATCTTATTGAAGAACTCTAGATCAAACGGAATCTTCTCTAGTACACGATGATAGTAATCATATCGCTTATCGAAATCTTCAAGATAGTCGTGACCGACATTTGGATCAAACGATACGGCCAGAGCATCAGATAGAATAGAGGGAATGGCGCCCGTTGTCAGAGCACCATTCTTGTTATTCATGATTTCAATTGAGGACATAATCGCATGATATAGAGCCTTTTCTTGACAGAACTTTTCGGTACTATCAACAAGCCACTGGTCATTTGGAGTATCAGTGTTCGTCTTAACCGAATCTAGAAATTCCGTAATCGATTTAACCTGATCTTCTTTGATGTTTTTAAGGGCATCAATTTCGATCATCAATGCAGAGCGATTAGGAACTTGATTGTACTTAAGAATGAAACTCTGAATTTCTTTGTAGACAATACGATCTTCTTCGACAAGGAAATACTCAGGCTTTAGATAAGGCAATACCTTTCGAGTGTAGTCTTCACTCTTCAACAAACTCGTTAGTATCGTCTTTTCTAAGCTTTGATTTTGCAATGTCATCGTCTACTACCTCTAAGATCATTTCGTTGAGAATTGTTCCAATATGCTGATCAAAGTCTTTGCTCCGACGCAGATTGGTCTCAGTGTGTTTACCCATTTCGACTAAATCATAGCCGAAAATTAGACTTGCTGAATTATCTTCCAACTCTTTCACACTAACATTTGTATATCGCAGTATAACACCTTGATACTTCTCTGTCAATAATTCAATAGGTACAGTATCGTATTGCTTTAGATCATCGCGGAACTTGTATAATTTACCGACACTCATTCGTCTTCTCCCACTTCTTCAGGACTATTTTGAATGAGACTGCCAGCACCAGCAACAGAATACTTCTCACGTATCCAATCACGGAAGTTAGTGGTCTTAAGAATGTCTTCCCAGAATGCATCATTAGAAATGATTTCTTCTTCCTTGTAGCGAGGACCAAAGAACACACCATCAGCATCGATACGTTCATAACGACCAGAAAGAGGCTTTCCAAGTACCTTTGCTTCAAGTGCAAGTTCAAGGAAGCCAGACCATCTGTTAATACCCTGTTCGTATGAAACAGAGATAGGAATCTTAGACTTCTCACGAACATATCGGGACTTCTCAATGTTAATGATGAAGTGATATCCGTCGATCTGCTTTGTCTTGTCGTCCTTATCTTGCTGACGGCCGATGATCCAAATCGTATCAGCCGAATAGTAGATGCCAGTACCACCAGACACGACAGCCTTAGAGAACATTTCCAATGTCTGATATGTGTGATTGATTGTGATCATAGGAATATCCTTGATCGTTAAATGTGGTGTGACCATGCGGAACAAAGACTTCATTGCCTTTGCGCGAGTCATATCAACGACTGTCTTGCCGTCAAGCGCATCATCAACTTCTTTACGAGAAGCTAGATTACCGACCGAGTCAACAATGATCATCACCTTATCTTTGCGATCAAAGCCTTTAAGCTGAACCATAATGTCTTGCTTAAGCAATTCAATATCTGTGATCGGAGTATGAACAACACGGCTCATATCAATGTTTAGCGATTCAAAATACTTGATTGGAGTACCAAACTCTGAATCGTAAAACAGAACTACGCCGTCTTCATACTTCTTCAAGAATGCTGCGCCCATAACAAGAGCAAACAAAGTCTTGAAGTGCTTCGACGGGCCTGCAAGAACAGTCAAACCTGGCGTAAGGCCACCGTCAATATCTCCACCCAATGCAACGTTAATCATTGGTACAGGAGTGGTGATCATATCCTTGTTGCCAAAAATCTTCGACTCTTTGAGCATTGCTGTGCCCATAATAGTCGTATTCTTCTTAATCTTATCCATCAATGCTGACATTTTATCTCCTTAACACCTAACAATATCTTCTTCACTGCATATTTCACCCATCTGGACTTCGATAGCAATCAAAGTTTCATTTAGATGGGTATTCGTAATCTTATGTAGAGCCATTCTCGGCACATGAAATGATTCACCCTTAGAGACAGTGAAGATATTACCATCAACGATGACTTTACCTTCACCCTGTACAATCGTCCAGTGTTCTGAGCGATGATTGTGATATTGAAGTGAGATTGCTTGATCAGGTAAAATATGCAGTCGCTTGACTTTGTATCCCTGATCTACATCAAGGACATGCCACTCACCCCATGGGCGCTTCATAGATCCAACATAAGGTTGTTCTCGCTTTGGCTCATCATAATTCATAGTAGGCCATTCCTTTCTCTGTCTATCCCAATAAGCATCATGTTCTTCTTCTGTTGCAAATCGACAACCAACAGATCCAATTCTATGTGATCTGTTTTCACCACACGAAGCATCACAGTTACACCAACTCATTCTCTGTTCCTCTATTGCTTTACCAGTTGCTTTGACCCATTCTTGATATACTTTCTTTTGAGCATCAATGAGTGCCCGATCTCGCTTCTGTTTATGTTTACAATAGTCCAGCGGATCACAATCACACATTTGATATCTCATATCCATTCCAATCTAGGCTTACCATTATATTCTTTGTTGAACACAAACCAAGCGAAGGCTAACATACCGCCGCCACCATTAAATCCTACTCGTTCACCGAATACATAACAGCATTCTAGCATATTCAAAGAGTAAAGTCTATCTCTTCTTTCTTTCCCCTCAAGAAAAGATAGCTTATTGAAGATAGCCACTTTCTTGGAAGCCAAGTTCAATGCATGTAAAGTAAACTTAGTTCCAATCTTGAATGGTGGATTGGTAATGATATTGACCGCTTCTCGTCTACTATTCATAAAGTCAAAGTGTGCGTCACCATAACCTCTATCAATCAGATCGGTAGCATGAATATCAGAGTATCCATATTTTATTAATCGCTTACAGATTGCTCCATCACCACAAGCCGGTTCCCAAATCTCACCATCAAACTTTTCACGATCTAATAGAGCATCGATAGCCCAATCAGGAGTCGCATAGAAATCATCCTTCTCACGATTAGGATTACCAGACCCAGCCAGTCGTGTCATTTGATCTAGGCTCATCTTTTTGTCCTTGTCATGATTACGAACTTACCGCGTTCACGTTCATTCTTGATGATTGGCCCAATCTCATTCATAAATTCTTCTAGATAATCCATCTGATTGATAATCAGAACATCATATTCCATCTTCGAAATATCATTATGATCACCGAGAACAACCTTATAATATACATCATTTAGCTCCATGGTGTAGAGTGAAGCATTGAGAGAATAGATGCTGTTATCTAATCCGATAATAGTGAAGCCTGCTTTTGTTAGTATAATGTTATTGATACCAGCACAACAACCAATATCTAAAATAGTCTTACCTTGAAAGGTCTCTTTCATCTCTGTGATGTATTCTGAAACCACAGTGTTATGGTCTAAAGGATCAACTCGACCATTATAAATGTATTGAGGAACTTTAATATCTTTAATAGTCAAGATATCTCGGTTTTTCCATACAGACATAGATTTCTCATCATAGTACTGCTCGTTATGCTTTTTAATTTCATTTTGTGTCACGCGAAGAAATCCTCCAATGATGAAACATGTTCTGTTTTCCAACCAATGCTGTCTAAAATTATTCGAAGTGGATCAATGAAAGACTTCTCGAATTGTGTATCATAATCAATATATTCTTTCAATTTGAGTTCTTCCGGTAGAGATTGCGGGAATGCAATCACATTCGAATGAATAGTGTTCGGCTCTTTCAAGAATAAAAATTTGATCTTCTCGCCCTCTTTGATCAAGGGTAATTTCTTGTCTAAGTTCATTGTTACGATCAAAGCATTGTATAACAATGAACCTCTAACGTGAATTGGACAACCTTTACCGTAGATCATATTCACATCAGAAAACTTAGCAAGACCATTTACTCCACGCGGGAAGGCAATGTCTGCAATATTTCTAGACCTAAATTCCTGACGATAGGTTTCAATCATATCAATCATATCATCTTCTGTTTTGTTCAGAACAATATCAATTGCTTCCCACAGGATCTTTCGACAATATGTAGGAGTAGATGACTTGACCATTTCAAGGCCCATCACCTTGATCTTTGGATTGGTATATTCAACACCTTCGTTATTATACACATTCAGAATGTACCGCTTCTTGGCTGTCCAAATACCCTTGTCAGCCAAAGCTTCACGCTTCATCTGCATCTTCTGCTGATATGCGTTTACATATTCAGCAAGTTCAGAATAAGCCTTGTCGATAAACGGTTGAATCCTATCTTCACACGCCTTATCCATGAAGGCGATGATTTCTCTTGTAGTTGCATTCGGCTTCTGCTTAACAATAGTTTCACACACCAATTTGTCAAGAGAGAGGTAAATCGAGTCCGTATCTGACGCAATAACATAGTCGTGATCCTTCGTTCTGAGAATCTTATTCAGATACTCGTTTATCTTGTTTTCAATCCATCGAATAGAAAGTTGACCGGCCGTGGTAATACCCGAGGCCTGTCTAATATCAAAGTATCGGAAAAATTCATTGCCAAGAGCGCCGTAAGCGGAATTGAGCGACACTTTCTTCGCAAGTTGGAGATTGTTATATCGTGCAATACGTTTCTCAATCTCATAGCGTTTCGATGGGTCGGTCTCTTTTTCAAGTTCTTTCTTAGCCGTAATAGCCTTCTTCTTGTACGCAGAGCGGTCATTGTACATTGTCTCCATAATTTCAGGCAAGAACCCATGGCGTTCTTTTGTAAAGAACTGTCCGTTAGGTGTCAGGGTTACGTTAGCAGTCTGTAGCGCACTGGTCTTGATTTCTTGATTGAGTAGAGTATCCACAGAAATGCGATTGCGAGAAACAAACTCACGCAAAGTTCCATCATAGTTCTCTGGTTCAATGATGGTATCTGGGCTGATGTTGTACTGCATGATCAAATGCGGATACAGACTGTTCAAGTCGAATGAAGCGACCCACTTGTGCTTACCAAGAATTGGATCTTTCACATGTGCGCCTTCATACATAGAATCTTTGCTATGACGCTCAATCGGATTGACAACCATATTCTTCTTACGGAGATAGTTATAGACAATAGCATCCCACATACGCACCTGAGAGAATGCGTCATCTGGGTTAGTCTTACTATCATATGCAAGAGTTAGTGTCAATTCAATCAGTTTCAACTTGTCATCAATACGACTAACAAGTTCAACGTCCTGAATGTTATATTCAATGAATAGCTGATAGTTCTTTTTATAGAGAGTGTGGAGATTATCATACTCTTCATAAGATAGCTTACGTTCACCAATCTCTTCACTTGCGATAAAGTCTAGACGATAAGATTCTTTAGACTGGCCGCCAGGTTGAAACTTACGGTACATTGTGATGTAGTCGAGAGTTGCAACACCGAGAAGCTTATATACAATCTCTTCTTTACCGACCTTGTTAGTCGCTCTAGATTCGTTAATCACACCCCAAGGCGAAAGCCTATTAGCATCAGTATCACCGAGTATCTTACGAATGCGATTAACCAAGTAGACGATATCGAAACGCTCTACATTCCAACCAGTGATTACATCTGGATAGTTAGCAGACCAATGATCCAAGAAACGCTTCAGTAGATCATACTCGTCTCGGCACTTACGATAGTCAACATCATCGCGGGTGTTATTGAAATCACCACAGCCAAAAACCACGAAGCCGCCTTGATTGGACTTCATGGTAATAGAGATAACTTTTTCGTTTGCAAACTCCTGTTCAGGGAATCCGTTATCAGACTCCACCTCAATATCCATATTGACAACGTTCATGAGAGAGATATCCCAATCCACATCATCAGAGAAATTGTCGGAGATAAACTGATACTCATATCGTTGATTACCGTAAATTTTGAAACCTTGAACGTCTTCGTATTGCTTGACGAAATCGCGGCACTCACGAATGTTGCCAGGCTTCATTTCAGATACATGCTTGCCTGTAACAGTAGTTAACGCTGTAGGTACTTGTGACGGTACATACAGCGTTGGGAAGTAATCTATTTTACGGCTAACTTTTCTTCCATCTTCAACTCCGCGATATAGGATACGTGAGCCGTAGACTTGAACGTTTGTGTAAAAATTTTTCATTATGCTCCTGGAATGATCAACCCCGGTCCACTTGGATTCATGACGATTGAACTAAACATGTTATTATATTGGGCAACAAATTCTTTGATAGGCTGCATTATACAGACAATATGGGCTTTGTCAAGTGTAAAAGTCTTATTGTCACTAAATTCAGCCCAAGGAGCAAATCCAACATTTGGAGTCTTTGGGTCGAGCTTGTTCGGCATCACAACAATACGAACAGGATTCTTAACAGTTACGGAACTTGGATCACTTCCGGGCGTGCGAGGAAGAACTTCACCAAGCAAATCTTCACCATTCAACAGTCTAATAATTTTAATATCCATTATTCAAGCTCCCCCAGCAAATCATAAACGCCAACAGTGGCCCACTTGGTGGGAACATAGGTCATACGCTGACCCGTTTCAGACTTATAGACATACTTGTTATCGTAGTCCATAACCTTAGCAAGCTTCTCCCACTTGCCATCATAGGCGCGCTGGACAAACTGAGTTTCAAGAATATTCATAATATACTTCTCCAATTAATTAAATGTTGTACCGTTCATCTTTTCTTCGGTAGTGACGAATATCATCCGTTCTTCATCGTCGGTATAGTATACAGGGTTTAGTCCTGCTTGTCTATAGTCATCTGCATATTTTAGTGCTACGTAAAAGCTGCTATCTGGCCCACATATTTCGGCTGCTTGCTTTATAGTCTCTTCGGAAATAGTCTGATATGTCATAGTTCTATTCCTTTTTAAAAGATTACCATACTCCGTCTTCTATTACCCACGCGCGGCCATCATCTAAAAGTTTATCTATGCAGGCATCGCAAATGTCGCCTGTATCATATTTATCTTTCTTAAGAGCAAATCTCCGCATATCATGCAAAGAACCATACATAGCAAGAATGTAAAAATCACCTTTGCTCATAAAAAGTGTACTATGACATTCTACATCTTCATTACACATTTTACACTTCATTAGTCCCAAAGCCCCTGATAATACTTGCCAAAGAGACGAAAACCGTTTGCGATACGATCTTGGATTACCTTGCGTTCAGCAAACTTTGCATCATCCCAACCTTCAGGTTCACGCTGATAGATATTCAGATCCCAGTCTTCATCAAGTTCCATTTCAAATGCATAGATCATCTCATCCATGATCCAGTCCCAACGCTTGAACCAAAGATCATCGGTGTGACCACAATCTTTTTCATCTTGTGTGAGAGGAGTTGCCGCTGTTGAGCGAAGATGCTCAGGCACATCTTCATCGTCGGTGTAAGGCGAACCGTGCTTGGTAGACTTAAGCTGCTTAAGCATGGGAAGAATGATGAGAGCAAGAGTGTGATCCATATTCCAAGTATCGTAACGATCAATACGAATCTTGGTCTTGCGGTTCTTCATTGAATCAAGCCAGTCGCAGATACTACAAAGCATCTTGCTCTTGGCTAGCCAATCGCCAAAATTACCGAGACGATCATCATCCTTGTCCATCCAGAACAGGATCTTTTCTGCAATCTGATAAGGGCCAATCCAGTTCTTGTATGGGCCGATATAAATTTTCACTTGTCTAATGCCTCTATGATATAGTCTCTGATTTCTAGTAAATCGACACGATAGGCTTGTTTTACATAACCATCATGTCGATCATTATTCATTTCACGAATGAGAAAATCTAGTCTTTTGATAATCTCATCTCTCTTTGGCTTGGGCTTCTCTTTATCAGAGGCCACTGCCAGTTTTTCCAATAGTCTTAAGTAAGGTATCAGAATTAACAGACTGGCAGATGTAGTATACCTTACCAGCATTTGTACCAATCTCAAGCTGCTTTTGATTTATAATTGCAGCGCCAGATTCGTTACAAGATTTCTCGTTATTATATTGGGGATCTAATGGGAACTGAACTTCGGCATAAACATCGCCGTTGCTCATAATGGTAGTCAAAACAATAAACCAAAGCATGTCTATACCTCATAATGAATGGAGCGGGATATTGGAGCGGACGATGGGAATCGAACCCACGACGAACAGCTTGGAAGGCTGACACTCTACCTCTGAGTTACGTCCGCTTTGTTGTTGAAACCAGGATTCTTAGCATGTTTTTCTTTCATGATTTGACTCATTCTGGCTTTATATTCTGGAGTAGGCACATAATTTGTTCTACCCCTTCTCTGCTCACTAAGGACTTTTTTAGTTTCATCAGTGTGCTTTTTACCTTTGAATTTTGTAATGTTGGAACGATTGATATAATCAAATCCACCATTACCGCCTTCACATAGATTATACGACTGTTCCGACAAGATTACAAGTTCTTTTTCTTTCTTGCTCATATCTTCTTCATTGTTGAAGATGAACAAGATTTCTTTTAGAAACTTGTCTTTGCCATACTTTTCTATGGCTTGTCTAAGAAGTTTACCCGAACCCATATAACCGTCGTTCAAGTCTCTGGTTTTATGTTTTCCAATGTAAAATCTACCGTTCACGGTGTTGGTTGTCTTATATACTGTATAATACATGTGTTTGTCTCCACATGTATTTAGTAAACATGAAGGCTAGGGCACAACCCATATACCAAACCCGCATTGTTTGTATTTAGTCTACTAGATTAGAAATTCCACGCAGTTCAGGAAACTTTCTCTCAAGAAGAATGAGTGCTTCCTTTTTATCGCCGCGATTCCAAGCATGTTCAATGAACAGAGTATCAGGCTCTTCACTTACATAGTAGCCGCGCGATTTAAGTTCTTCAATCAAATCTCCGTCTTCAAAATCACTAGCATCAACATCGATATAAACAGTTTCAGTGAACGTAGCCATAACTTCCTCTGTGTGTGTTTCAGTCTGGATATAATACACTATCCATTAGGATTGTCAAGCTTTTCCTTTAGGTTTTCTGACAACTTTACCCATCGGCACGTAAGATGGCTTCTCTAATCCTTCTTTCCTTACCACGCGCCCGCGCGGTTCTGGCAATTTCCTTTTTTCGGTCGCTGCTGGCGTAGAACCACTCGGTGATTTCTTCGCTCGTCCTGTTGCAGCCTTTGCATGTTTGTCCATCTTTTCCATATTCGCATACCTTAGTGCAAATTGAGTTTGTCATCATTTGTCTTCATATAACATCCGCGGAAATACCTTTCCAGCAGGATTATCTTTTTGGTCCGGTGAATATACATTGTATATTCTAACATCGTCTAAGCTGCACGGCCATTGTTCATCTCTAAAACGATCACCAGCAGAACGAAGCCAAGTATCACTAGACTTCTTTTTAATATCTATCCACCAATCGGTAGTAGACGGATCAGGCAGTCTCTTGATGTAGCTAGAGTTGGCCCACCAATAGTTGCCGCTGAAATGTTTGGACGGTGCAGTGTAATAGTTCACCCCTGCAATATCATTAAGTCTAAGTGCTTCGTAACACTTTCTCCAATTTTCAATGACGCCCCAATTCAAGAATTGGCGCCAATAGTAATATGTCTTGAAGGTCGGCGCTCCCCATTCAGTCATCTCTAGATGCCTGAGTGTAGAAGTTATACCCTTAGAGTGTAGATATAGAATCTTCATGTCTTCGGTCTGAGAATGAGTCCATATCTTTCGCATGGTAATATTTTCGGTCGCAGTTGAAGGAGATTCAAGAGCATTAAGCATGTCTCTATCATTAGCATATGGATTGAAGATAAAGTCTAAGTTCTTAGGTTTACCAATATCATACTGACCCTGAAGATCGACAAACGCATTCATCTTTCTCTGGTCGTCCTGAGTGATGACTGTGAAGTCGATCTTATCAAGAGCATCTAAGACCTTGTGATCTTCAAGGAGCTTCATATGCTCCATGAAGATCGAAGACCAAGTACCATAATCATCAGTTAGATATAGATGGTAGTATAATACGTTTTTCAATGCAACACCGTTAGAGTTGGGAAAAATTTCATAAAGCGATCTTCTTTATTATCACGCTTTGACATGATCTTACTAGAAATCTCCTTGAAGAAGTTCCAGGCAAGAGGTATGAACATAATCTTTTCGTTCTCACCATAAGGCAAATCATCAAAAGATATAATCTCTACACTATAACCGGGAGTATATTTACCCTGCTTAAGCGGATTATCATCGATGATATAGTCCAACTTAGCTTTGGTGTAGTTGAGAAGAGTCATACCCTTCGCAGCAGCACCATAACCAACGATCTTATAACCATCGGCTCGCGCACGATCAACAGCAGCTTTGAACTCTTTGCCGACCATCTGACACTTTAAAGCATATATTTCATAAGTTTCTTCAGATAGCAATCCAGCTTTTCTCTCCATTTCAATCAGATTGGCAATGTGGGCTGGTCGTGCATTATGTTCCGAAGACGATACAACAAAGATATAACTGTTACCATGCAGAGGACACTTGGTCACATCGACCAGATAAAGACCGGACCTCTTACATAGTTCATTCATTGAGTTGATATTATAGAATGAGATATGCTCATGGTAGATAGTATCAAACTCGTTGTTGAGAATCATATCAGCCTGTGAAGTCTGGATAAACAATAGAGAATTGTATCCCATGATATTCTTAGCATTTCTAAGAAAGGTAAGGGGATCATAATTATGGGCAAAGACATTTTGGGCTATAACAATATTATATTTACCACCTTCAATGTCAACAAACTCTTCATCAAAATATCCAACATATACATTATGGCCTTTAGCTCTTGAAGTTTCCGCTAGGTTCTCTGCTGGATCAACACCATATGTTTCAATCATATCGGAAATGAAATAGTTAAGTTGTGAACCATCATTGCAACCAATATCTAGCACAGTCTCAAGATACTCGCCTGATAGCAGTTCGTAATATTCTTTGCTGTAATCTGCAAACCACTTGAAATGATCTTTCATTGTCTGTGATGTGCCAGACACATACAGATAGTCCTTATACATTAGATCAGGATTAACTGCATGTGTTAGCTGCACATGGAAACAATCTATGCAGTGGTTAATAGCCAGCGGGAATATCTGCTCAACATCATTCTTACCGTTTTTATAAGAATTGGCTAACGGCTGAGCATTCAAATTTAGTGTAAGTTCCAAATTCTTTGATCCACACGCGAGGCATTCTTTTAGTTCTACACAATCACTTTGCGAAAACACGTTCCATCTTCCTTTTACCAAATTTCTCGAATACGACCATACTATCATAAAAGAATATGCCTGACAACCCATCATTTGCAATCTTATTGCGAACTTCTAGATCACTGGTAGTTTCTTCTTTCCAGTTATAGTGTAGAACATCGATGTATGTCTTGGCATACTCAATGAAGCTTGATCTACGGTTCAGACCGCCGCCATTATAGGACATATAGCTAGTATGGCAGTCTTCACAGATATAGATACCGCCAGTATTCAGCATAGGGAATACCTTTTCAAAGGTAACTATCTGCTGATCCATGAAGTGGCCGCCGTCATCAATGAATACATCAATCTTTCGGTTGTTCAGAAACTTATCCCAGAAATGCGGTAGTCCTTGATCACCAATCACCACTTCAATATTCTGGTTGTCATACTTCAATGCAGCACACTCCGGATCTACATCGATACCTACGATCTTTGAACCGGCACCAAAATAGTTGCCCCACATTTCAAGTGAGCCGCCTTTCTGAACACCAACCTCAACAATATTAAGGTCGGTGCCCATGAACTTATTCAAGTGCCTCTCATACACCTCAAAGTATGGTTGCCATTTATCTGACGAATGTTCTGACTTCTTGTGTAGTTCTTCTAGATGACTCATAGTTCAATCCATTCTTTGTTATCAAGTGACCAATCAACGACTTCTTTAATTCTCTCTTTGAGAGTAAGATGCGGCTCCCAACCAAGTTCCTTCATGTACTCACCCGATAGAGCATAACGAAGGTCATGGCCTGGTCGTGAAGTATGGAAGTCAATCAACTCATACACTGGTTCTTTACCAACTGCCGCTGCAATATACTTAACAAGCTGTAAATTATCAATCTCTTCTTTACCGACAACGTTAAACTTCGGACACTTTGCGCCGCCAAAATCAGGCTCGTATACCTTCTTCAACTGCTCTTCATTTAAGTTCAGCAAGAAGTACATAGCTTCTGCAACATCTTTACCGTGAATATAGAAACGTGAACCAGGAATTGTCTTAGTATGATCTGAGTGAATGAAAATCTTCTCACCATCGCGGATCTTACGAATACACATAGGGATAAACTTTTCTGGGTGCTGACGTTCGCCAAATACATTCATTGTGTGAGTGATGAAGATAGGAAGCTTGTAAGTGTTCTCATAAGCTACACAGAATTCTTCAGCAGCGGCTTTAGATGCTGAGTAAGGATTCGTAGAGTTATATCTATCACGCTCCTTATAGGCGACACCATTCGGTGCGATACCAAAAATCTCGTCAGTAGAGAAGTAGATGAAACGCTCAAGGTTCTTCTGAGTGCGGGCATAGTTGAGCATATGTACAGTACCAATGGTGTTGTCCATGACAAACTCCATCGGGTGAGAGATAGAACGGTCAACGTGTGAAGATGCAGCCAAGTGTAGAATGATATCTACATCACCGATAAGATTGCGGTTGATTTCAGCAATCTCAGCCTTCAAGTCATGCCAAACAATCTTGACACGCTTACGTACCTCAGGCGGATACTGACGAACCACATTATCAAGTCTGTTTAGATTGCCTGAGTAATCAAGACGATCTAGTGAAATAATTTCCCAGTCTGTCTTCTTTAAAAATAGATCGATGATGTGGTGGCCGATGAAGCCTGCACCACCTGTAATTAATACTCGCTTAGCCATTATGAACCTTTCTTATATCCAGCAAACGTGATCTGCCTATCATCATATGTATAATCAATCCCAAACTTCTCTTTCATATACTTCGGGAAGAATTCTCTCATCAGATATTCCATATCGCGGAACGCATCTGTCTTATCGTACCAGCTTTCTGGTCGCATATGCTTTACCGTTGTATCGTGGACAACATGTGCTGTACATTGTAGCAGATAACACATCACTTTGTCAATACCCCATTCAGAAACTTTATACTCATAATCGTTCAAGAAATCTAAGAACCTTCTGAATATATCGTTTCTAAAGAATGGCACACCAGTCTCAATAAAGTTTGTCTCGGTGAAGACGAACTCTGGATTATGCTTTAGACAATCATAGAAGTTATATGAGATGGCAGCCTGCTGGAATAGTCTAAAGTCGAACTTTCTAGCAATCTCCAATGCGCGATTAACAGACTGAATATCTGTAGCGTAATCATCATCCCATGTACCAATATAGTCATAATTTTCCCACTTGATCATCTTGCAGATTTCAGGAATTAATTTGAACTTCAAACCCTTCTTACGAATAATCATATCGTAAGTGCCGGGCTCCGGTTCAAAATCATCTTTATAGACTACGACACAAACATCATATGTACGCTCTGGCTTGCGAAAACGCCAGTGGTTTTCTCGGTCATATTCGTCCGAGAAATAGATATTAGTGGCTGTTGGGGTTATGATTAATGCTTTACGCTTCATTGATTGATCACGCCTTTATACACATTCTTTTTAAACCAAAGCCTGAATCTGTCCATATCCATATACTTGTTATATGGTTCTCTCCAATTGTTGAAGAGTGGTTGCAGATACATTTCTTCATATAATTCTGGAGTCTGATCCACTTCAATGATTGCCTTCATGAAGGCATCATCGTCTTGATAGTCATGCCAATTTATAAACGCTTTAGGGTTGAAGTCACATTCTATTGTCGTGCTTCCCCAATATATAGGCACTGTGCCGCCCATATATGCTTCATAAAGCTTCTCGGTTGCATAACCTGGATAGCTAGAGTTTTCAAAGCATAGATTGAACTTATAGTCATTCAAGAACTTCATCTTGGATGAAACGGACTCTTCACCTCTAGGCAGAATGTATCCAATGTTATTGAACAAAGGACCGCCACTGTCAATCTTACGATACTCACTGATACGCTGAAAGAAATAATTTCTTTTGGCACAAGCACCATTCTTGACAACAAACGAACAGAACTTATCATTAAACTTCTTATTCAGGTCTGATGCTTGGCGACTAACAGTCTTAGAGTTTTCTACATTACGGTTCTGGTTATCATAGTCGTAGATAACATAGAGTGGTAATCGATACTGCTGTTCTGTATCTATATGATCGAATGAAATGGCAAAATGACATGTATAATCGCCAGGCCTTTCATTCTCGCCTGTATAGAATATCTTGATACAACGCTTATCATTATAGCTAACATTATTATTACCAAAATTCTTATCACCAAAGATAAGATAATCTGGCGCTACATCATCACGGATGATTTCGTAATCAGGTTCTAACTGGTTTATGAAGAAGTTGGAGATTGCACCGAATGTGTCGGTAAATCCAAGTTTAAGAACCGGCTTTGTCATTTGCAATCTGCTCCTCAATCCAGTTATATGTCCAAGTGATACCATCATTCAACGAGTACTTTGGCTTCCATCCAAGCTTCTCTTCAATCAATCTATTATGAGAGTTGCGACCACGAACTCCAAGCGGGCCAGGAATATGTACTATCTCAAGAATCTTACCATGAACGGTCATAGCAACTTCGGATAGTTGATTGATAGTTACCATTTCTTCTGAGCCGATGTTAACTGGGCCCATGAAATCAGACTCCATCATTAGACGAATAGCATCAATACAATCATCAATGTATAAGAATGAACGGGTCTGTTCACCGTCACCCCAAATCTCAATAGACTTATCTGCTTCAATTACCTTACGGCAGATAGCAGCAGGTGCTTTTTCTTTGCCGCCTTTCCATGTACCCATCGGGCCATAGATATTATGGAAACGACCAATGCGAACAGGGATATTATAGTTACGATTGTATGCGAGATATAGACGTTCGCTGAAAAGCTTTTCCCATCCATACTCAGAATCAGGATTGGCTGGATATGCAGAAGATTCCTCACAGTTTGGATTATCAGGATCTAACTGATTGTGTTCCGGATACATACAAGCTGATGATGAATAGAAAATCTTCGTCTTGCTTATGTTATAAGTCTTGTTCATATCACGCACAGCATCAAGCACATTCAGATTGATCATAGCAGAATTGTGCATTACATTAGCGTCATTCTCACCTGTGAAGATATATCCAGCACCACCCATATCGGCTGCGAACTGGTAGATTTCATCAAAGGGCACATCAAACTGTCTTGCCCAAGTCTGGTGTGGGCCACGATTAGAACCTGCCCAACCAACTAACTCTTGAACATTGATCGGATCACGAAGATCACGAATAACGAAATGGTCTGCTTTTGAAATACAAAAGTCCGGATGCTTCAAGTCAACACCACGAACCCAATATCCCTCATATTTTAATCGATTGACCATATGATTGCCGATGAATCCACCAGCGCCTAATACTAATGCTGTCTTAGTCATTATATTTCTCCATAATCTTGTCTCTCCAGAAACCGCAGCGATCATACTGGTGTACGATAGCAAAGCGATTGCCTTGAGCATTCACAATGTAACCCTCTTCATCAATATCAGGCTGATCATCAAGATACTTGGCTTGATATAGAATTAACGAACTTGGATCTCGTACAGCCATGGCGCCGAGGTCGCCTGCGCCAGACCTGACGGCCTGAATAGTTGTACCAAGTTGAATAGCCCAAGCACTTGAATTGAATGATATTAGTGCATTATCGTAAAAGAAATTCTGCTGCAATAGTACATTATATACAGCTTGATCAACAACTGGAATAGGACGATTGATTGACATTTGAAAAATCATAAAGATCAAATCGCAAACATATTCTCCATATCCAGCAAGTGTTCCTACATTATAGATCAAACGCGACTTATACAGATTGTGGAAGTATGGGCCAAATGCTTCTAACAAGTTTTGGTTTCCCCAAGGTTCATCTTCATACTTTAGACCCTCTGACGAAATGACAAACTTCTTATCTGAATCTTTCAATCTTCGATCTAGCCATACCATAGGATTAGACTGAAAAACTACATCGCGCGTATCTGTAGTAATTACATATCGATACTTATCTCTGTTCTTATTCAGGAAGTTCCAGATGTAGAAGAAACGTTCCACATGCGGCGCCCCAGTACTATGAGCCTTGACGCTACCATCTGGCTGCATATTACCATACAGTTCTAAAATAACTCCCTCTAGTGTTAGCTTTTCGATTGTTTCTTTAGAAATGTTTGTAGCGCACAAAACAATATCACCGTCGAAGCCAGACTTCTTAATAGAGTTCACCCAATACTTCAAGTGATCCCAAGTATAATTAGATGCGCCGCCTATAATTAAGTTTTTCATAATTAACCTTTCACGTAGAAATCATCACAGCGAGAAAACTCAGGGAACTTTCTTCTGTATCCATTCTGAGAGAGAAGTTGGAATATTTTTTCTCTTTCTTCAGGTATGTAGTTGTGTTCTACTGTTATATTTTGTATTTCATAGTTTTTTGAGTCATCAAAGAATGCTTTGAGAATAATATACTCACTACCTTCTGTATCGATAGATAGATAGTCAATATTGTCTGGCGCACTATACTTGATTAGTAAATCAACAAGCGATATAGTTGGCACTATGATTGTCTGACCATTATTTCGAGTTTCGGTATGTTCATCGTTAGATGCAAACTCTTTAATACCAGAAAGATCAGGCGCATTAGATGCCATAAATTCAATCTCTTTACCAGTCTCGGAGTATACACAATCTTTCGAGACATGGCAAACCCTATTTTTAGTTAGAGCTTCATGCCAGTATGGATTAGGTTCTGCGACAATGCCTTTCCAACCATATCTCTTTTCAAGAAGATATGAATTACTGATAGATACGCCATCAGTAGCACCAAACTCTACGAAATATCCACCCTTCATGTATTTCGTTTCATATAGTGCAAACACATCCTGATAGTTCTGTGAATAGGTGTAGTTTGCATTAGATAGACAGTGACCAACAAATTCTAGCTGTTCACTCTTCTTAAGCATGATGTTTGGTGCTTTCTGCACCTCATATATTAAATTGATTAAATCCATTGTTACTTAATCCATGGTAAATTGTTATTGTAGTGTTCAAGCTGCTTATTATTGCCTTCAATGAAGAAGTTGGCATCAACTGAGCCAGGATTGCCGTCTAGTCGATAGCAAAGGGTGTGCTTATAGTTTGTATCCCACTTTGGATTTGCAGCCATGATGCTATAGAAATATCTACGATCACCGCCCCAACCAGAATGCCACAAATGACAAGTCTTTTGAATGAATTCACGATTGAATGCAAATGAAGATGTATCGATTAGATATTGGGGATCATTGTGGGTGAAATAGATGGGCCATTTGCCTAGAGCTTCGCAATTATCATCACATACGAATGTCTTATCTGGATTATAAATCTTGCGAAGCGAATGAGCGAAATCATTACCTTGGTCTAAGACTTCAACCATAGACTTTACATGATCAGGTTCATACCAGTTATCTTCATCAAGAAAGAAGATGTAGTCAGCATTGAGTAAATGGGGAACACCAGAATAAATACGATGACCATAGAATCCATTACCGCCTGTATTGTAAGGAAGAATCATAGCACGGGCAGACTTTAAACTACCATCAGGAAATCTTTGCCATGCAGAACGAAAAGCTTCGTTTGTTGCATCTTCATAATCATATCCATCAACGACTACAAGATGTTCAAGATTACCATATGTTTGTCTTTGAACGCTTTCAATTGCGTCTGCTAGTTTTGGAGAACCGATTGTGGGAGTGATAACGATCACAGACTTTTCAATAACGAGTTTCATGATATACCTATAAAAGAAGAGAGGATGCTAGTATATAGCACCCTCTCCATAATGTCAACTATTACTTAAGCGGGATAAGACCCTTGTCTACAAGATAGCCATCTGAACCGATAGCTTCTTCACTCTGATATTCTTCCATGAACTTCTTCAGGTCTGGATTAGATTCCAGATGCGAGGTCTTGAAGTATACGTAGAGCTTACGCGAGATAGGATACTGACCGGCAGCGATTGCTTCATACTCAGGCGCAACGCCATTGATAGTTGTACCTATAATAGCATTTGCATTCTGTTCAAGGAAAGAGAATCCAAAGATACCAAGCGCAGTAGGATTAGCTTCAATCTTCTGAACGATTAGATTATCATTCTCACCAGCTTCAACATATGCGCCGTCTTCACGAACAGACTTACAGAATGACTTTTCATCTTCTGGCGATGTGATAATGTTGTTCTTCTTGATAACAGCCTTACATTCCTTTTCAAGTACCAACTCTACGAATGAATCGCGGGTACCAGAAGTTGGCGGTGGGCCTAGAACTTCAATCTTGTCAGCTGGAAGATCGGCACGAATGTCTTTCCATGTCTTAGCAGTATTCTCTTTGAAACCGCCGTCAATGAAAACATACTTTGCTAAAGCTCTATAAAGGTCTTCAGTTGTCAAGTTCATATCAACATGATCCTTGGATGCTGCTAGAACAATAGCATCTAGACCAATTTCGATGACTTCTGTTCCCTTGACGCCAGCCTTGACACAAGCATCAATTTCTTCCTTCTTCATCTTACGTGAAGCATTGACTGCATCAGGAGTATCTGGGCCATCACCAGCACAGAATAGCTTAACTCCGCCGCCAGTACCAGTTGATTCAACGATTGGTGCTAGTGCGCCAGTCTTCTTAGCAAACTGTTCTGCTACAGCGGTTGTGAAAGGATAAACGGTAGACGATCCAACGATGCGAATTGCATCTGCTGAGAGTGCTGGCACAATGAATAGACCCAAAGCTGCCGCAATAATTAATAGTTTCTTCATACACTTCTCCATAAAAAACAGAGGGAAACAATTTCCCCTCTGTATATATTGTTATTGGCCTGATAGCCAGTCCGACTCTTCATTTGTATACGGTATCATTGCCAGTTATTCTTCTCATTGTAGGACTTACGGTCCCATTCGCGCTGAAGCCATTCCAAATGCACCTGATCAGTAGCTTGACAAAGATAATCATACATGCGCTGTTGTTCACTTTTTGGAGTGAATAGCCTCTTTAGAAATCTAGACATTACTTCTCGCCGTATTTCTCTGATAAGAACTGCTTTGTAGCTTCACCGTTATGATCTTCAGGCTTTTCGCCAATGTTGATCTTCTTAGGCTTCTTCTCTTCAGGAATGAAACGCTCAAGCCAAATCTTTAGCATACCATTGATTAAATCTGCATTCTTGACTTCAACAGCATCAGCAAGAGTGAACTGGCGAGTGAATGCACGATCAGCAATACCCTTGTAAAGATAGTCTGCATCTTCTGAAGTGATAGAACCTTTGACGGTCAAGATACCATCCTGAAGTTCAAGTTCAATGTCTTGACGGCCAAAACCAGCCACAGCCATTTCGATGACATACTTGTTTTCATCGACCTTCTTGATATTGTATGGGGGATAAGTTGGAAGTTTAGGCATTGATTCAAATGATTCAGCAAGGCGCTTTAGAATTGGTTCAAAGCCTACAGTAGTGTTAAACTTGTCGATTGACTTATTGAAAGAAAAAGGATCAAAATAAGGGATCTTATTGATAGTCATATTGCTAACTCCTATTAAGCAAGTTGTTTAGAACTCTTCCCATTAGGCGAAGAGTGGAGCGGGAATGAGGGTTGACACTCACATCACCTTGGGGGTACCAAGGTATTTTCATTAAACTATCCCGCAAAAGTGTGAGTACGCATTACTCATTCTCACACTGGTATATATAACACTTCTGGTCTGAAATGTCAAGTATTATATTATTTTTACGTTTATTCCTGTTGAACCCATGCCGCCATCACGCTCTGATTTCTGACTTGGCTTCTGAAAAATTTCCCAAAGAACATACTTTTCTTTTTGAACCATTTCTGCTTGTGCGATTCGGTCGCCATTATTGACCATATGTCCGTTATCAGATACATTATACATGATGATATATAGTTCGTCAACATAATCCGCATCGATAACACCCTCACCATTTACTAGAGTTAGGCCTTGCTTATAAGAAATGCCTGACCTAGGGTGAATACGAACCGAAAAGTCTTCTGGAATATCCAGAATCAAACCAGTCGGAACTAAAACTCTTTCGTGTGGGCCCTGATTGCTAGTGCCATTTTTCATCCCTCTCGTGACGGGTGATTTTAGATGTTGTTGTCACCAATACTACCCCATCACCAACCCACTACACGGGCGCGAACAA